GAGTAATTTAACAACAAAATAACGGTTTCTTTATTTAAAACCTGGCGAGGTTGAGGTTTATCCTCGGCTTCGCCTTTTTAATTTTATAGATATGAAAATAATTAATGCTGTATTAAAAGATAACAATCTTACTATAACTTTAGATGCTAATGCTAATGTTAGTAAGGTGTACTTAGATTCTGTATTGAATCAAAACAATATGTACTCTGATGAAGATACTAAACACACACATACTATAACTGACATAGCTATAGAGGATAATGAAATTATTGTTGACGTTAGTGAGTATGAAGAAACTTCTTTTATTGTGAGCGTTTTAACTACAAACGGAGATAGAGACGAAATCATAGCAATAGACCAACAAGAGTTGTACTTAGCTAAGGTAAATCTATTGAATACTTACTGTAGCACATGCTTAGATAAACATCAAAAACATGTTATAACGATGTGTGATTTTAAATCACAATTATTAAACTATGCTTTAGATAATAATCTTACTGAAGATGCTATAAGTCATTATATTGATTTAAGTAGATTATTAGGCATGCACAGTTGTCATAATTGCAGTAAGTGTACTAATAATAGAATATGTAATAAATGTTGTAATGGAATGTGTGCGTTATGATAAAAGGAGAATATAAAACTGCATGTAAGCTAAAAGAATAGACTAAGTATAATATTGACTATGATAGTTGTCAAATACTTAATCTGACATGTGCTAATTACATATACGATTTAATTTAGTAGTCTACTAAATATGAAGTAAGTTTAGAATCTATAAAGAAAATGTATAGCATGATGTACAAATTATTAGGTCATGAAGTAAATACATCTAATTAAATATTAATATGGTACAATACGCAACTAAAGATGAATTAAATGAACTAGTAGTACTAGTAAGAAATCTTCAAGGTGATATTAATACTCTAGATACTAGTGTAGGTGAGCTTGACACACTAGTAGAGAGAATTAACCATCTAGCTACCTTGAAAGATGTTACTATTACATATATAACTGAAGGAGACCTACTATAGTACTCTAGTGATGGTACATGGCATAATATACAACCATCAGCTTTAGGTATTGGAGGTGAAGGAGGTGGTGGTATTGTTGATACTTCCGTAGTTAAAGCAATGATTAAACAAGAAGGATCTAAACTATTCCTTAGTAAACTACAGGATGATCAAGCTGCTGGTATTATTACCTTCAATAATGGTTTAGTAAGTAATAAAATGACTTATTTAAAAGAAGGTGTACAAATAGGTCATTTCGTATCAGGTATGATTGGTGGTACAGGAGCTCAAATAGATAAGGATGGTAGAGGTGAAATGACTAGTTTGATCCTTAGAGAGTTTCTAGAAGTACCTGAGTTGAGATTTAACAAGATAGATGTTGTTAGTGGTGAATTATGGAACTCTATAGCATTTGGTACTATTGAAGATGTAGATATAGCAAACTAGATTGTTACTGTTAAACTAGAAGAAGGTGAATATAGTGGTATCAAAGTAAATGATATATGTAGAGGTATATTTCACAATTTAGGTTCTGGTAATGATACAGAGTCAAAACCTGATGAGAATGGCTTTGATACAGTAGCTGGTTTCAGTACGTCTTACTTTACACCTATCGAAGTATTAGACTCTTTTGGTAAGTAGTTTAGATATACTTTAAAACCTGGTACTACACAACATCCTAGTAAGTCAATGAAGTTTGTTGTATATGGTAACTTTACAGACCCTAATAGACGATCTAGTGCATATGCAACAAGAACATACAAAAGATACTTAAAAGACGTAAATACATGGCAAATAGACTGGACTAATATTGCATCACAGTTTGGTTTACTAGATGGTCTTAATATACCAGGTGGACCTAACGATGGTAATCTTACTGGTGATGGTGCTTATCTTACTAATGTATATATGACAGGTGCACTTATTCAGTTTACTCCTGAATAGATGGATGAAATGAAAGGTCATGATGCATATTCAGTATCATTAAGTAGAGAAACAGCTACTATTATACTTGATAACAATTTGAACATTATTGATGAGTATAATCAGCTAAACCAATTGACATTTGCTATTCAAGCATTTAAAGGTCCAGTAGAATTAGCATATAGTGATGTATATGGTGAAGGTACATACTTTGTAGAGTATGAAGCTACTGGTCTTAAGTGTACTATGAGTAATGGAGTATTTAGAATTACTGAAATTACTAATGTTAGTAACATGAGAATAAACATCACTGTAAACTGTGAAGGATTAGCTTTATTTAAAAAGGAATTCCTACTTAATTATCAGTTAGAAGGTGATGCTTTATGGGTAACATACAATGATAATGATGCTGTACCTAGTAGACCTACAGGTAGAGGTGAAACTGATGGTTGGCATAGAAACTATACAGCCAGTGCTATATGGATGTCAACTAAGAGTTCTAGAAGAATTGATGAGGGTGAATGGGGAGATCCAGTAAGATTTGTAGGGGCTTCTGTACAAGGTGAAGATGGTCAGTATACAGTATTCTGTTATACTAATTCTAGTGTACAACCAGAAACACCTACTAGTACTTAGATACCTCCTTCTGATTCATTAACTACTTGGTACATGTATCCACCAGAAAGAGAAAGCACTGATGTATTTACTTGGATGACTCAAGCTACAGTATATGCAGATAAATCATTATCTGGTTGGACTAAACCTATTAGAATTACAGGTGAAACTGGTGAAGACGGAGCTGATGGCACTAAAATAGAATTTATATATACACTGTTTACTCCTACTAATGATAAACCAAGACCAGATACTCCATCTACTAGTCAACAAGATGACTATATACCATTTGGTTGGTCTGATAATCCACAAGGTGTATCTAAAGAAAAACAATACGAATGGGTAAGTACTCGTGAAAAGAAAGCTGCTAAAATAGGTGAAGGTAATTGGAGTGAGTTTTCACAGCCTGTTGTATGGTCTAAATGGGGTGAAAAAGGTATGGACGGAGATGGTTATGAGTATATATTTACTCGTACAGCTGATGTAGATAAAATTCCTTCAACTCCTTCTTCTATCCAACAGAATGATTACATACCTACTATATCTAACGGTGGGTCTACAGATTATAACTGGTCAGATGATCCCAAAGGTGTAAATGAAACTTATAAAGCAGAGTGGACATGTAAACGTGTAAGAACAGATGGAGTGTGGTCTGACTTTAGTACTCCAGCATTATGGTCTAACTGGGGAGAACAAGGTTTATCTGGTGGTCACTATCAATATAGATGGAAAGTGTCAAGTACTAAACCTAATACTACTCCCGATAATGATTCTTCATGGTCTACCAATAGTGAACAAACTATTGAACAAGGTCAGTATGTGTGGTAGATTCAACGATTTGTTAATCCAGACGGTACTACTACTGCGTGGGGTAATATAATCAGATTAACTGGCGCTGACGGTAAAGACGGGGAAGATGGTAATAGCATTGAATTCTTATATGCACGTAATAGTACTGGTGTTATACCGCAGAAACCTGCTGATAACCAAACTACAGATTGGACAGGTAAAGGACCCGATGGTACAGAATGGACAGACAATCCACAAGGTGTTACCCCTAATCTTACTTATGAATACGTATGTCAACGTTATAAGGACAAAGCTACTCAATTGTGGGAATCTTATTCCACACCTGGTGTATGGGCTAGATACTCTGAAAGAGGTAAAGATGGAGATGGTTATGAATATATTTATATAAGGCAATCTACGTGGAAATCACAAGGTCAATTGAATCCTAGTTCAGATCCAGTATATATAGCAGATGGTAATATATACCCACCAGCAGATGTAGAATCTGACGCTTATCAAAATGATGATTATGTTCCTAATGGTTACACAGATAACCCTGAAACAGTAAATAGCTCCATTAAGTATCAATATGTGTGGACTAGAAAGAAAGAAGGTGGAAAATGGAAAGCTTGGAAAAACGGATCACTGTGGACCAATTTTGCAGTAGATGGGGAACAAGGTGAACCTGGTACTCCTGGAGCTCCTGGTGGTAGTATAACTGTTAGTGGTGCTCCAGCTTCTATTAGATCTAAGTTAGGCTTCTTACAAACTACTAGTTGTACCTTAAGAGCTATTCGTACTAATACTTCTGGTATTACTCAATCAGCAAATGGTAACTATGCTGTTTACTATAAGAGTAGTTCTAGTGGTAGTTGGTCCAAAGCAGATAGTGGTTCAGGTACTAGTTATCAATTATCTTGGTCTTCTAGTTTAAATGCCGAATACTTCTGGTTTGGTTTTAGTACAGATACTACTCCTAGTCCTACAGGTACATATAATGTATGGAGTGTTGAAGTTCCTGTAGTATATGACGGTAAAGATGGTACTGATGGTGAAAGTAGTAATAGTGAGTATACTATAATGCGTGATAGAGGAGCTTGGTCAGATAGAGTAACTTATTACAACGACCGCGCTACAAATGCAATGAAAGGTCTAAGTATTTCGTCCGTTATTACTAAATATAAACCATCAAATGACTTGAATGAAAAATATATTGATGGAGTATGGAGTAGTTAGCCACCAAGTTCAATAAGTGGTTATAATTATGTATTAGCAGTTTGTATTACTATATTCTCCGACGGCACTAGCACTGTTTCACAACCAGTTAAAATAGCAAATAGTGGTGTATCAAGTGTAACAATATAGTATGGAGTAAGTTCTAGTTCTTATACTCCTTCTAGCTGGTCATCTAGTTATCCATCTATATCGTCTAGTTATCCATATGGATGGGCTAGATTTATAGCTAATGGATCTACTAGTAGTGCTACTTGCATTGCAAGATTTATTAACGAGTATTCTAAATATGATAATTACGAAAATTTAACTGTTATAGACTATGTAATTTATTACGGTAATATTTATCTTTGTAAGAGAAATAATACAGCACAAGAACCTTCTATGACAAGTGATTATTGGGAAGTTAGTAGTAAGATAGGTGTACTAAGTATAAATAACTTATTGGCTAATAATGCTCAATTGGGGCAATTTAACTTCAGCAATAACGTATTTACTTCTGCCAACGGAAACTTGTAGATGAATAGTGAAAACGGAGCAATACGATGTAATGATGCTTACATACACGGTATTGTAGAAGCTATAAGCGGAGTTTTTACTGGAACTGTAAATGCACAAGCTGGTCTTTTTACTAATATTAATATATTATCAGGTAATATAGCTGGATTTAGTATATCTGGTAATGACTTTGTTAATAACGCTACCGATGCTAGTATTAGATTTAAATTAACTGGTAACTCTTTCTTACAGATAAATAATCCTTCATATTCAGGTCTTATAGATGTTCGTAATGATAATGGCATTGCTATTAGAGCTCAGGCTTATGGTAGTAATTCAGCTGGTTTATCTGTTATAGCTCAAGCAGGTAGTCCTACTAGTACTAAAGCTATAGAATCTACTGGTAGTTGTTAGTTCGTAACTAGAGATAATGAAAGAATATTAATAAACGGTTTGTGTGTTAATACTGTAACAGTAACTAGTAGTTATAACGCTAAGACTAGTGATGACTTTATAGTATGTAATAATACTAGTAATATTACTATTAGTTTCCCTAGTGTAGGAACATTCTATAAAGGTAAGATATATTACATAAAATCTGTCAATACAGGTAACTTGACCGTTAGTGGTGGTATTCGATTAGCTGACCAAAGAGGTACAAGATATTCTCAATCGTATAGTGATAATAAGATAAGAGGATTTATATTTGATGGTAGCTATTGGAATGAAATGTTCTTTAGTAATTAATGAATATATGAAAATAGATTTTAATAAATTGAAAGTATATACAGGGTTAGACAAAAAAGAATTTGTACTAACACAAGCTGCAAAAGAACTAGCAGATGGTCTTTATAAGACAGCTATGGGAATATCTGGTTATGCTTTAGCATTAAAGTTATATAATAGCAAAGGTGAGGAAGAGTACACTGAAGAAGAATTTAGTATGATTATGAACTATGCCAATAAATATGGTACTCCATTTTTCATTGATGCATTACAAAGGTTAAAGGAAGATGAAAGATCAAATGATTTAGAATCAACTGAAACTAATGAGTGATAGAGAACTGCTAGAGGGCATCTATATGATGCTCTTAGCAGTTATGCAAGAACAATATATAAGTGATAGTAAACAGTTTGGTATAAATATGATAGCTGATTTACTAGTTGATAATATATCTAGGAGCAGAGAAAGAAATGAAAAAGATAACATTGCAACACGTATTAGGGAATAAGATACTAGAGTATGATGTTGATGATAGAGGTGTAATCATTGATGAAAGAGAAAAAGATCGCTATGCTAAGCAGTAGGATAGTAAGGAGAAACTGATGTCTAACTGGATCAATGAACATATAGTATTTCATTATGACGTAAAGAAGCAAGGTGCGACCAACGAAACATTGAAGGAATCTGCTTACTTGCAAGACTTGTCGGGTAAAGGAAGGAGAATGAAGTTAACTAACTTTCTCTTCGACATGATGAGTGGTGTAGATGGGTATAAGAATGAGGCGTTTGTTAAAGTAAGTGGTGCAATTGATATTAGATTCGACCATATAAATGGCAGACAAATTAAAGGGAAACCGGCACAAGATTGGGCCAAATTCGGGTATTATAGAGCTAAAAACACGGTTGAAAGAATAATCTATTGCAAATGGCATGTTGAAGGGATATTAGACGATAATAAAGTTTATGTTGCCCAATATACTGCATACGACAATAGAGTTGAGTTACATAATGGAGATAATTATATAGAATTAGATACTAATCAAGGTAAAGTTGGATATAATTATATATCTGTTATCTCCGACCAACCCTACTCCACAGACATCACCATTACTCAGATACCCGAATATCCCGGTGCATTAGTGACAGATGGTGTAGATGACTACGGATTGGTAGAGAATCTGAGTAGTGGAGTGAAGATGCTGTTTATGACGGTTAATCCGATGGTTTCAAATATAATGTTATATGACCAAAGATTCCAAAGAGATGAGCTCTTTCAAGTCTACAGCCTTCCTAATAGAGTTGCATACATTCTCAATGTAAACAATTCAGAGATAAATAAACAGGGGAAGGTTTACATTAATGGTAAACTTAATACTACTATAGTTGCCAATGATTTACTCAATGTTAAACATATAGTTACTGTGACAGCCAATGACTTAGTCACCGTGGAAAAACGTCATGTATTCTTCAATTCATCTGTGGGTGCCGTTTATTACGCCAAACTCGCCTTCTACAACTCCATAGCCTTCGACTCCATACCAACAGAGGCAGACGGATTCACAGAGCAAGAATTAATTGATTACGTAATTGATAAATATGAATTAAAATGAGATACGTTATAGTAACAATAGAATGGTGCTTGGAACACGGTATAGTAGTTCCTGAACACGCAAGAAAGAATATTGATAGCACTAAAGTAATCTTACACGAAGATTGGTTAAAACCTATTTTTTATAGAGAAGATGAAAAGCAAGTAGAATCTTACTTCTATGACAGTAAAGAATTAAATGATATTCTTAACACTGAAGAGTGGAATGGAAAGGAGGAGTAATGGATAGAAATAAGTTAATTGAAGAAGTTAGCAAATATTTCAACATAAAAGAACTAGTATGTCCTCATTGTTATAACAAGTTTAAAGACAACTCGTGGCAGTTCATATCAACAGAGTTACTAAGTACTCTATATACATTGAGAACTATAGTAATAAATAAACCAATGGTAATTAATACTTGGGCTACTAATGGTAATTATAGTCAGAGAGGTTTAAGATGTAACATGTGTTAGTTAGTAAAGAGTAAAACTAGTATCTATATGTCAGCTCATAGTTTAGGTAAAGCTGTAGACTTTCATGTTCCTGGTATGGATGCAGAATCTGTTAGAAACTTAATAAGGAATAATGTAAATAAGTTTGAGTATCCTATCAGATTAGAGAAGGATGTGAACTGGTGTCATGTTGATTGTTACGTACCTAAGGGCTCTTCTAACAGACTTTTAGAGTTTGAAGGATAAGTTAATCTATTACACATAGAAAGTGTCTTAAAACGCCTTAAAATGCGTCATTATGGAAAAGCAAACAATATTATATAATATCTTATATATTGATGAAAGAGCTAAGAATCTAATACCAGAAGTAGTAGATGCTTGGAATATTACTCCGCATAGATTTAGTAAAAGTGGGGAATCAGTATCGTTAAAGTTAAATGATACTATAGAAGAAATTACAGGTTACAGTACTTCAGATTTTGTAGATATAGAAGTTACTAGAAAGAATATCATTGTAACTTTATAGCCTAATACTACTCAAGGCTCTAGACAAGCTAGAGTTACTTTGAATATAGGTAAAGGTGAACATACTACTAAACTGTTGTAGTTTGTAATACATTAGAATTGATAATTATAAAATATACGTATATGGTTAAAATTATTGAGAGCTATACAGCTCCGAATCCTAAAGAATACACATACTGGGTGGATCTAACTAGTAATCCTAATAAAGGCGTTATTAAGTACTTTAAAGGTAATGGTAAGTGGGCAGATGTAAATGATAAAACTAATGACGATTAGTCTAAAGACATTGAACAGTTACAGAAATCAGTAGATAACTTAAAGTCAACTAAAGTAGATAAAGTATCAGGTAAAGAACTTTCTAGTAATGACTTTACTGACTCTTATAAGAGTAAGTTAGATAATATGCAAGGGGTTCCAACTGGTGGTACTAATGGTCAAGTACTTAAGAAGACTGCAAGTGGTGTAGCATGGTAGAATGACAATAACACTACTTACAATGTGGCCACTAGTAGTGCAAATGGCTTGATGAGTTCTGCTGACAAGAGTAAGCTTGATGGTATAGCAGCTCAAGCTAATAAATATGTTTTACCTACCGCTACTGCATCTGTTTTAGGTGGTGTAAAGACTGGTGCTAATATTACTAATACTAGTGGCACTATCAGTCTAACTAAAGCAAATGTTACTGCTGCTTTAGGTTATACTCCCCCTACTGCTGATACTAAAGTTAATGTTAATAATACTCTGGTAAGTACTAGTATAGTCGATGCTTTGTCAGCAGCACAAGGTAAAGTTTTAAAAGATTTAATTGACGCATTAACTGCTAGAGTTTCTGCATTGGAAACTCCAGCTGCATAATATATGAAGTATGGATACAGTAAGATTTTTTGCTGCTAATACCCAACCTAACCCAGTAGAAGTTGACTACTGGGTTGACCTTTATGATAACCCTTATGGTGGTAGTATTAAATATTATAACGGTACAGAATGGGTAAGATTAGCAGCTTCTGGAGGTATTCCAGATTTAAGTAAGTACTATACTAAAGTACAAGTAAACTAGTTACTTAATGATAAAGCTAGTGTATAGTCGGTTGAAAGTAAAGTAGATGATGAAGAAGTAAAAGATGTGATTAAGAATATTACATTTAGAACTTCTAACCCCAATGAAGTACAAATGGTACTCGCAAAATATGATACTACCACTGTTGCTATATCATTACCTAAAGCTAGTGATGTTTCTGCTGGTATAGTTACTTCTGACGATTTTAAAGACTTTGTTAAGCAAGTAGATTTTTAGCAATTATATCAAGAGCTATACGATAGTAATAGCAGTATACTGAACGCTATTAATGATATAAAAGCTAAATATCAAAAGAAGTTAACAGCTGGTAGTAATATAAAAATATCTGATGATAACGTTATATCAGCTACTTTTTCAACAGAAGGAATCGAAATAGATATCGACAGCATTAATAATAAAATAGATACGTTAACTAGTAAGTTACAAGAGGAAGTTACTAGAGCTACTATAGCAGAGTCTAATAAAGTAGATAAGATAGTAGGTAAAGGTCTTAGCACTAATGATTATACTACTAATGAAAAGAATAAATTAGCTGGTATAGCTAGTGGAGCAGAGGTAAATGTACAATCTGATTGGAATCAAACTGACATCAATTCAGATGATTATATTAAAAATAAACCTGTAGCTGCTACTACTAGTAAGGACGGTTTTATGTCTGCTGCTGATAAAACCAAATTAGATGGCATTGCATAGGGAGCTAATGCTTATACACTACCAGCAGCTACAGCACAAACACTGGGTGGTGTTAAAATAGGTAGTAATATATCATTGGCAGATGGAGGTGTTATAAGTATTAACAAGACTAATGTAACAACAGCGTTAGGATATACACCACTTGAGAGTGTAGATACTAGTAATTTCGTTACTTTAGACGGTACTTAGAGTATTGGAGGTAAAAAGACATTCACCGATATAATCTACTTTAACCAACAAATACAAGGTAATGCATTAAGTGCTTCTAAATTGCAAACAGCTAGATAGATCAATGGCACTGACTTTAATGGTAGTGCTAGCATTACTACTTCTAAATGGGGTACTAGTAGAAACTTAACTATTGGTAAGACTACTAAAGCTGTAGATGGTAGTAATGAAGTAAGTTGGTTGACTAGTGAAATAGCAGATAATGCTACTACTACAACAGATGGATGGATGAGTAAAGAGGACAAGTTAGCATTAGCTAATTTGAATAGTGAGTTCTACGGAAAAGAACAAGTAACAGTATCTGTTAAAAAAGATGGAGTAGCCCATTCTGTTTAGATTGATATTAAAAATAAAGATAACGATGAAGTCATAGCTACTTCTACTGGCAGCAGTTTAACTACAAGAATTGTGTATGGAGTTAAATATTATGTATCAGTTCCTGATATAGACAAATATACTATTAGTGCGGAAAGCTTAGAATACACAGCTTCACAATAGATGAGGACTATAAACCTTGAATATACAAGGTATGATGAAATTACAATAGATCAAACTGTAACAGATCCTAACTCTATGATATCAGGAGATGTTAACGGTACTGTATTATAGTGGATACGTAATAACACTCATAGGTATGTTGCAAAGAAAACTGGAGATGAGTAGGTTACTATATGCCAGTTAAGCGATAATGATACTACTAAATTCTATGATAATTTAACTAGCTCCTCTGCTTACATTAGAAGTATTAATCATGGAGTATTTGTTAGAATACCTAGATTTTGGTATAAAGCTACTGAAACTAGTACTAATATTTGGAAGATAGGATTTTCTAATAGATAGCAAGATAGTACATGGAAAGAGTGGGATGGTAACGATTTAATTGGAGCTTATGAAGGCGTTGTCAATGGTTCTCAATTGCTTAGTATATCAGGTGAACCATCTACTGGTAGTGTTTCACAAATAGATTTTAAGTCATATGCTAGAACAAATGGTGTTGGATACACTCTTGTTAAATGGAAACACCATTGCATTGTAGGAGTGTTATATTACGCATTATATGGTAATACTAATTGCCAAGCTACTATAGGTAGTGGTACTAATTCTTATACTAAGACTACTGGACTTACTAATAGTTTAGGTATGAATGATTCATCAGCCTCTGCAACAGGAAATAGTGGTAGCATAAACTTCTTAGGATTAGAAAACTGGTGGGGCAATAAATACGAATTTATTGACAATGCTACGTTTAATCATGGTGGTACTGATTATAAATTTTATATAGTAGAGGATGACGGTAGTTCCAGAGAAGTTCAAGCTCACCCATATACAGGTACATTTTACCCTACTGTAATGGTATTTGGAGAGCATTTAGATCTTGTTATGAAACCTAATACTACTTCTGGAACAACTTCTACTGGATTCTGTGATATTCAGTACTTTTCAGAAGACTCTAATTAGGTGGTTCGGCGTTCTGACAACAGCTCGTTTGTCAATGGGGGTGTGGCTTTCTTGAGTACGGACGGCTCGGCTTCGAATACTTACTCGAACGGTGGTTCCCGTCTTGCCTTCAGAGGTACTATCATAGAAGAAAAAGATATAGAAACTTTTAAAACTTTAAAATAAAATTACTAAAACATGGGTAGAGGTCCGTAGGAAACTATAAGTAGTTCAACGTTCTTACAACAACTCGAATGCCAAATGGTAAAATAGCTATTAGAAAAAGAATCAAAAAGAAATTTGCTAAAAAGATTAAAACCATAAAAAGTAAAAAGAGAAAAAGAATATTAATATCTTCTTTCTATGGTTTAGCTAAGCACGCTCACTCTGGTAATTTGTTTAAAAGAATTACTGGAGTAAGTATAAAATGGTTCTAGAAGTACGGACCAAATGATATGTATAGATATAAGAAAGTTAAATAAGTAAGCCATGAGAAATTATAGTAATGCAGATATTAAATATATAGAATGTATAAATAACAAATTAAATAAGTGGAGAATACGTTGGGATATACAACCAGAATATCAACAAAATGAAGAAGGAAATCAAGAAGAAAGAGGAGTATCATTTTTAGAATGTGAGTTTAAACACAAACCATCCTTAGATGAGATAAAAGATGTAGTATTAAAATGGTACAACGATAGAATAGATTCTCAGATTTACTCTGGATTTGTATGGAAAAATATGCCAGTGTGGTTATCTAAAGAAAATCAATTTAACTATAAAGCAGCGTTTGATTTAGCAGTATAGACCAACAGTCAATCATTACCTGTTACATTTAAATTTGGTAGTGAGTATCCAATATATTATACATTTGAAACTATTGATGAATTGACTGACTTTTATCAGAAAGCCATGGATCATGTTACTACTACCTTAACAGCTGGATGGGCTTTAAAAGATTCATTAGATTGGTCAGTATATAATATAGATTGAGTTAGCAAAAAGAGCTATTACATCTCCTGTATATACTTTTACTTATAGTAACATATACATACAGGAGACGTTTCATAAATAAAATGTCAAAGGTATTTTCATATGCTAGCTAATGTTGTTAGCATTAATCTCAGAAAAAAATTAATGATTGTGTTAAGTAGAAGTGAACAAGTAATGAATCTCGCTAGACGTATATTTGCTAACGGTTACCAATCTATATTAGGTTGGTGTACTGGGATTGCAACTATAATAGCTCCAGCTGTGCCTTTAATAGGTACTGCTTTTCTGTTCATAATATTAGACTTAATCTATGGGTATAAAGTATATAGAAAATTCACAGGGCACAAAGATATTGAATCTGGTAAATTATGGAATACTTTAGAAAAACTAATGTTTGCATCAGTAATGATCGCTGGGTTTACTTTATTAGATAAGTTTATATTTATGACATATGCAGATCTGGTGCTAGCTAAAGTTGCAGCGGGTGCTGTATGTTTTGCAGAAATAATATCATTATTAGAATCACGTAAAGCGTTAAAGCCTAATTCAATAATAACAAAATTACTTTCTAAGATAATAAAATCTAAAGCAGAAAAATACCTAGATGTTGATATTTCAGATATAATAGAAGACTAGAAAAATATTAATACTATTACAAATGATACCAGTACTGATAAGCTTAGCAAAAAATAAAATTCTACAAGTTGTCAGTTGGTTTAAAAAGTATTACAAAATAATAGCAGTGATTGTCATTTCGATACTCACTGCTATTTTGTTTTATTAGCATGACTAGCTACAAAAGAAGAATTTAGAAATAGATAGAGTAACTAATAATTACGAATTCTACATGAAACAAACCGCGGAAAGTATTAAGTAGAATCAAGTATTGTAGCTTACTTTAAATGAATATAAAGAAACCAAAGATAGCTTAATATAGAAAATAAAAGCTACTTAGAAGAAATTAAAAATCAAAGAGAAGGAGCTATCTCAAGTGCAGATATAGGAGCAAGAAATAGTACATGATACTACAGTAGTAGTCAAATCAAATGACTTTGAAGTGGAAATCAAACCAAATAGTTTAACATCAATTATTATAAGTAGAAAAGATACTCTCCTTAAACATCATCTAGATATTAGAAATTCTCAAACAGTGTTTGTAGGTTAGAAAAAAATATACAAAAGATAGTATAAGAATTGGTTCTAGAGACTCCTTCACTTTGATTTTAAAAAGAAAACTATTTATAAGTACCAAATAGATAACAGTAATAAATTAATCAAAATAGAAAATACTAGAATAGTTGAATTATCAAAATGAACTTTATTAGTAATATAATTAAAATATTCAATATGATGAGAGAAAGACTGAAAATAGAACGTCATGAGGCTATGTACGGTCCACACTTCAATGAAGAATAGGCACTGAAAGCAGTCTCAAAGATGGAAAATGAAGATGGCTCTCGTGGAGAACATTGGAGTTTAGAAGAAGCTACTTCAATCGCCAATCAATACGGAATCAATCTGAAAAGTGAAAAGTTTAATAAGTATGATTGGTACGTCGCTCTCAATATGGTACGTTCAGATTACTATCGTGCAGTAGTAAATATGACAAATGGCGATCACATTAAATATTTTGTAGAACTTACAAAAGCCTGGATAAATGATAAAGACATTGATGAAGGTAAGATGTGGTATTACTATTGCTATGTTATGTGTGACAAACTTCGTAAAGAAAGTAAATCAATGCTCATGTTTGAAGATGATGAAGACGAAGAAGTGGAATACAGATACGCTCGTGGTGGTAGAGGACGTGGCAGAGGTAGAAGTGGAAGAATGCATTATGGTTATAGATTTGAAGATGACGATGATGACGAATACTTCGACCATGAAAGAGAGCGAGAAGAACAAATGATGCGCAAATACGAACCTATTCGTGATATGCGTGAAAGAAGAATATCAAGATATTAATTAATCAAAAAATTATAACTATGTACGAACCCGAAAAAATTTATGTACAAAACGCTGGCGGTATTGACGCAGGCGTAGCTGCTTTAATGCAGAATGCAAATAAAAGTATGGACCCTGCTGCTTTAATGGCTATGATGAATAATAATGGCATGGGTGGCAACGGTGGTTGGTGGTGGATTTGGATCATCCTTATCTTCTTCTGCTGGGGCGGATTCGGAGGCAATGGTTTCGGTAGAGACGGTAACGCTGCTGGACGTTTAGCTTCTGAACTGAACACAGATGCTAACACCAACTTGTTAATGCAGGCAATTAACGGTAACAAAGACGCTATTAACTCTTTGTCTACTACTTTGAACTGTGACGTAACATCTATTCAGAATGCTTTGAGTCAGATTAATTCTGGTGTAAATCAGATTTCTTGTGACTGCAAATTGTCTAGCTGTGAAGTTATAAATGCTATTACTTCAGGTAATGCTAACTTAGCTTCTCAATTGGCTAACTGCTGTTGCCAGACACAGCGTTCTATTGATTCAGTTAACTTGAATTTAACTAAGATGGATGCTGATAACCGTTTGGCTATCTGTCAGCAAACTAATAGCTTGCAAAACGCTATTACTGGTGGTTTCAATAACTTGATGACAGATAATGCTGGTAAATTCAATGTAATTGGCGCTAAGATAGATGCACAGACTCAGATGATTAATGACAAGTTCTGTCAACTTGAAATGCGTGAAATGCAGAATAAGATAGATACATTGCGTGCTGAAAAGTCAGCCTTAGAATTAGGTCTATCACAATCTGCTCAAACTGCTAATATTGTTAACCAATTGCGTCCATGTCCAGTTCCAGCTTATTTAACATGCAACCCGTTCGGATGTAATGGCGGATTTACTGGTTACGGTTACGGATATAACGACGGTTGCGGTTGTGCTTGCTAATAAGAAAGGAGGTAATTATGTTTAACCCTTTCTTTAATCCTTATAGAATAAGACGTATTGATCAAGGTGGTATACCTACTCTTGATACAATATTCTCTAATGTAGATACCACTAACAATACTGTTACATATGGTATATGTCCATTTCAATGGAGACAGTTGCCTTGCAGAGGATTGATATTACTTAATATTAATCACACAGCAACTGGCGCTAGCGAAGGATCATTAGTATCTGTAGCTACTTCTGTTAGTTCTAGTTAGGTGTCATCTAACCCTGCTAGTGTTAATACTAATAGTGGTAAAGCTTTACTAAATGGTTCTGGAGAGCAAATGCCTACCGAAGAAATTTCAACTGGTAACAAATACTTAATATATTATGACAAACGTACTGGCGTATTTCAAACTATAAATCACATTGTAGCTCCAGCTACAGCGTAAACTAAATAACGAAACAGGGCTATCTTAACGGTAGCCCTTTAAACCAATTCATTATGCTATTCAATCAATTAAAAATTGGAGATCACGTCCATGTATTAGAAGTTCTAGGAACTTTTAAAAAGACTACTGTTTATAGTCTCGGTTCTATTACTTAGGTTTCAGGTCCTTACGATGAACCTCTACCTCAAGGTTAGTTTGCATTACCTGGATAGAATAGAAGAAAACTAGTAGATATATATGTTAGTTGTAACGGAGAATCTAAGAAATTATCAGTTCCATAGGATAAGTCAATAATTAATGATAACTCTATCGGTCTTACTATAGCTACAGATAAAACAGAAATAGCTAATATGGTTAGATAGAATTACAACGAGTTTAAAGCTAAGAAAGAAGCAGCTGCTAAATATGATGAAGAAATGGAAAAGTGCAAAGCTATCTTAGATTAGTTAGATGCTGAAATAGAACCACAAATTACTGCACCGTAGATAGACAATAGTAAAGAAATAAACGATATTAAAAATGAGATAACTGATATTAAGAATACTATAGCTGAAGCTAAGAAGATGTTCATGGGAGGATTTCCTAAACCACCAGCTATGAATTTCCCAGTTCCTCAAAACAAACCGTAATAATAAGGTAGACAATTTAGTCTACCTTTTTTATTGTACTTAGTTTTAGGAACAGCTATTAGTTACAACGTAGGAATGTACCTACCTTATATTAAAATCACACAGTGAGCCTTAAAATGCGTTTAATCACTATTATAATTATAATTAATACATATTAATATGACATTAAACGAGCTTGTTCAGGATGTATTACTTGAAGCTAGAAATAATCAGATAACTGAAAGTGAAAAGCTAAGTAGACATCAGATTGAAATATGGATAAAGTCTTATCGAGCAATGCTTATAAAATAGGACATAGATAAAGGTAGAACAGTAAATCCTTTATATACTCAGACTATTAAGATGCATCTCGATAAAGTAGAAGAAGAGACTGGTCATCTAGAATATATAGGAGACAAAGAATTGCCTACATTAATAGATTTTAATTTTAGACCTGGAGTAGTATCTGTAAAAGATATGTTTGGTAATTTAATATAGCTAGGGTCTGAAACTAAGATGAAACTACAGAGATACAGAAAGTATACATGCAAAGATTACATAGCATATGTTAAAGGCAATAGAATATATGTAGAGGGTGATGCCAATCAGTTAGAATATATAGAAGTAGAAATAATAGCAGAAGATCCTACTGATTTAAAACTATGCTACAACCCAGAAACAGACGAGTATCCTTTACCAGCAGCTATGTGGGGTACAATAAAAGATATGATCTTTGCAAAAGACTTTAGAACTATGAGTATGCAACCTTCTGATACTACTAATGATAGTAAAGATGACTTATAGAATGTTTATAATCCTAATGTAAATAGAAGAGTAAGAAGATGAATGAACTAAATAAATCAGCGAATAAAACAGCTTCTTATACTATTCCTTCATTCTATAATAACTATTTAAGTAGTATAGAACCAGATACAGTATATGATATACCATACTCTATTTATAGATAGATAGTAACAGACTACTTTTAGTATATTAGAGATGAATTGTTAGAAAATAGTAAAGAAGTAAAGCTACCATATAGACTTGGATCAATATAGATAGTAAAACACAAACCTAAACATTATGACAGTAGAAGTCTTAGAATTGACTACAAGTCTACAAAAGAATTAGGAAAGCTAGTGTATTTGACTAATGAACACTCAGATTGGTTTAAATATCGAATTTACTGGAACAAACAAGATATGATAGTAGCAAATAAGAGTAAGTATTAGCTTACTTTAACTAGAGCTAATAAAAGACATCTAGCTTAGCTTATAAAAAATAAAATACACGATTACGAAGAAATTTAACTAGCCAATTATAGAATTATGATATATAAAATGGTATCCTCAAAAGCTGTTATAGCTAAAGTAATAGCTGACTTAGGAATGGATGAGGATGATATAAAAATAACAGATATTTAGGAATGGATTGGAGAAGCTGTATCAAAGATAGGTTCTGTAAATTAGCTAGATCATAAAGTGGTTAATATACCACTAAAAGGTTATCAAGCTAAGTTACCTTGTGACTTAGAAAAATTGAATACAGTAGCATTTTCATTCTGTGATTGCGGTGGTTGGCTTCCAATGAGAAAAACAACTAGCGCATTTAGTGTTTATAGTAGGTCTTGTGAATAGTCTTGCTGTGATATGTTAGTACAAGATGAAGCTTTAATACCAATGGTAAAAAATATGTTTAATCTTACTAATGATAGACAAGCTTTAGACAAACTAAATGAAGATGACAATCTAAGATCTACACTTAGCTCTTTACTAAATCAATATACAGTGTGTAGCAGTAATGGTAAAATAATGGGAGTAGCTAATAATACTAATTTTAGTAATTCTCTACAGTATGATATCAAACCTGGTTATATCTTTTGCAATATACCAGAAGGTTGGTTAAAGTTATCATACTATGCTACATATACAGATGAAGAAGGAATGCCAATGATACCTGATAATCCTTCTTACTTTGAAGCCATTTATTGGTACGTTGCTATGAAGTTACTGTATATCGAATATTTTAAAGGAAATAAACCGTAGCATATATACTATGATGCTAAAAGTTCATGGAACTTCTATAGAAAACAAGCTTATGCTGAATCTCTTATGCCTAATGCAGATGAAATAGAAAGCATAAAGAATACTTGGACTACTCTAGTGCCAGAAGTAATGGAGCATGATACATTTTTTAGTGCTACTGGTGATAGACAACATATATATAATTAGAACTTTAGTAACTTATGGAAATAAATAGTCAAGTAAACACTTTTGAAGGGGGTATGAATATGGATTCAGACATCAGTATGTTGAGAAATAATCAATATAGATGGGCTGAAAATATTCGTTTACTCACTGACAATGCTGGTACTACTGGAGTTCTATAGAATATAGAAGATGTAAGACAGTATGAAAATGGATTAGGTGCTTCAGAAATAATACTAGGTACAGCAGTCACTAGGTGGTACAATAAAGCTAAAGGTATAGTAGAAGAATGTGGTATAGTTATTACTAAAGAATTATACGAAGGAGATTATATTAACAACATCTATGCTGTTACTGATTTTGATAGTATTAAACCAACCTGGAATTTAGTAGTATCGGCAGAAATGGATTTAATTAAAAAGGTAGCTATTGTTAGTAATTACGAAACTGAGAGTGTAAGTAAGATATACATATCTGATGGAGTGTCAGCTATTAAGTGTGTCAATATATCTAAAGAATATAACACTACTAAATCTAATCACATTACTGATAACACTTACTTCGATTTATTACCTAGTTCTACTATAGCTCCATTTATACTAGAATCTATGACTACTGGTAGTTTACCAGCTGGTATGGTATAGTATTGTTACCAATTATTTACTACGCATGGTAGTGAGACTGCTACATCGTCATTGAGTGCAATGATACCTATAATATCTGATAATAGTAACAGATCTAAGACTGTGAATGGAGATCCTAAAGATACTATGACAGATAAGGGTTGTTTACTAAAAGCTACTATGTTTAATGATGGTAGATTTGAAAGAGTAAGAATAATAAGCATTCAATATTTAACTAATAATCAAGCTCCTAGAATATATATAGTAAATGAATGTGACTTACCAGAATCAGAATCTGGTACTGTAACATTTACTTATAATGATAATGGTACTGGTTATATTAGTGAATTAAGTATAGAGGAATTTAATGATCTAGTGCCATTTGAGTTCAATGCGAAGAGCATAGCTAAAATGAACAACAGACTATTTGCTTCTAACATACAGGAATTAACTTGGGATGTAGACTATGACGCTAGAGCTTATAGGTGTAATAGTAAAGGAATTGTTAAGTTAAATTCTAGTATATCTGATAATATTGAGCTCCCGCTTAAACAAATATTAGATCCACTAAATGACGTAATTATTCCTAAATAGCACGACTGTATAAATCCTATGAATAGTCAGACTGTCTATCCCAATGATGTAGATAGTGAATACGCTTATGGTTTTGATGTAGAAACAAACACCGCTGAAGAACCAGAACAGTCAGAAGAACAACCAATAGTAGCTAAAATTAGAGGAGGTAAAGGGTTTAATATATCTTATAGATTCATTATTGCAGACCTAATAGAATCGGATGGTTCTACAGTATCAGATGGAGAAAGCAATAAACCGTTTATTGGATATAACCTCGAATTGAGTTCTATGCGTAGAACTACAAACAGTATACAATTAAGATGCCCAGAAACTAATTCTATAGTAGCTGTTTCTAATATTAGCACTCCTGGATCTAGAATAAGAAATTATTGTGACCCATTTTATGTTGCTAACTTCTTAGGCTATCAAAGAGATGAAGTATACAGATTTGGTATAGTGTTCTACAATAATAAAAATATTCCTTCTCCAGTACATTGGATAGGGGATATTAGATTTCCGTCAGCTGATATTCCAGGATATGAGCCTTTTACTTTTGGTGGAACTGTAGATGGAAGTGGTAACTATGAATTAGTATCACATCCTCTCGGTATTCAGTTTCAAGTAAGCAATATACCTACAGACGTAACAGCATACGAAATTGTAAGATGCGACCGTACTATATCCGATAGAACAGTAGTAGCTCAGGGTTTATTAAATAGAACAATTAGATATAACGGATGGGCAAATTCTGATGATTATGTTTATAGTAGGCACACATTAGGTCCTATGGATAGAAGACCAGCTATTATGCCTACATTCTCAGCATCTAAAAATACAGCATTTGCGCAAGGATATTATGTTATTCAGGATAATAGAATGGAGCAGCAAAAGAAACAATTACAAAATCCATTTGATACTAACGGAGTGTTTGATTTAGTAAGCCCTGAAATATGTTTCAATAAAGAAAAGTCTGAATAGATAATAACATCTGATGCTAAAATTGTCCCTTTATATTGTGGTATGTGTGCTACCTATTGTAATGATGCAGGCAACGAACACCATAGATGTGGTATACCTTTTACTGGAGTAATAAATATTACTAGTACAGAATATCAAAAGAACCCATTTGGAGGTATAGCTTCAGAAGCAAGCCATGTTGATGATAAACCTGCATTAGAAAATGGTGTACTAGACGGATTTGAATAGAACGGCACTGAAGAAAGCGGAGGCATATGTAAATACTATCAGTTCTTTACTAAAGAATACGCTAACTACTAGAATTCTAACAATAGAATTGCATTTGATATTAATAGTGCTATAAAAACTACTAATATATCACCTTACACAGATTTAGAAGGAGCTAAAGGTTATATAGATTATATAGATAAATACTCTTATGTTAACTGGTCAATAGGATCGTATGAAGCTTGGGGTCCTCATGGTGTTAACATGGTAGTTACTTCTAATAACTTATACGATACATATAATGGAATATCAAGAACTCCATACGGATCTAAATATTCTTATAATGCTGTACTATTTGTTAACATAAAAAAAAGAGCTGCACAATATGGTGGTGATACTTATGCTAATAGACAAAACTCTGTCTATATAAGTACTAATACTTATGTAAAACCTACTTGGGATGACTATAATAATCCTATTTGCTTTGGTGGAGATACTTACTTAGGAGTATTTGACTATTCACATACTTTGTTGTTTACTAAGAATGTGTCTACTGATATGAATGGCTATAAGAGATACGTTGGATGTTATATACCGCTGGAATCTAGTGTTAACTTATATTATAGAAACGATACTCACTTCAGTCAAGAAACATTACCTTCTAGAACAGGAGCTACAGTTGGTTCTGCTAATATATATTATACTACAGAACCTGGAACTCTGAATACTATATCTGCATAGAGTGTACCTATGTATGCATACAATGCAGCATATTCTAGTTCTAGTACTAGTAAAAGCTATATACAAAAGTCTATGTATGCTGAAGATGATATTAAGAGTTCTAATAGAATTACATGTTCTGAGTTAAAGACAAATAACGAACAAACAGATAGTTGGACTAAATTCAAGTTTGCTAATTATTTAGATGTAGATAGTTCTTATGGACCAATAACTAACTTAAAAGTATTTAAAAATAGGTTATATTATTTTTAGGATAGTGCAGTTGGAATAGCATCAGTAAATGACAGATCTCTTATAAGCGATAATAATGCTGGAGCATTAGTGTTAGGTACAGGTGGTATACTCACTAGATTTGACTACTTGGTTACACTAAATGGAGATAGTATAGTAAACGATAAGAGTATTACTAATTCAGAGACTACTATATACTGGTATGACCTTGATAAGAATGTGTTATGTTCATTAGGTAACGGATTTAACGAATTGTCTAAAGTTAAATTCGTTTAGACTTACCTTAATCGTTTGCCAGATAAAGCTAGAACTAATCCAGTATCATTTTACGATAAGAAATACAATGAAGTATGGTTCAGAGTATACGATAGATCTCTCATATTCAATGAACAGTTAGGAGTATTTACATCATTCTATACTCATAATCCAAATTGGTTCTTCCCGTTTTCTACTAGACTTGTTACTATAAAGAATAACAACTGTTATTACTTACATAATATGTATGATGTGAATAGTGAAGTAAAAGAAGAGAGAGTTTCTTATATTAGATTTGTAGTTAATAAAGATATGGCTCAGACTAAGGTATTTGATAACCAATGGATGTACGCAGATCTTACAGACCCAACTAATTAGGATCAAACTAAGATATTAAAGAACATATATTTCACTACTAAAACTTAGGAAACAGAACCAATTAATTGGGAGAATATAGATCACAGAGAGGACAATTATAGATTTCCAATCGGTAGAGAAAAATAGAATGACCCATATCAATAGGAATAGACTAACATGTCTTACGCTGGTAGAATGAGAGGAAAATATTTGATATGTAATTATACATTCGATTGCAATAATAACAAAGAGTTTAAGCTTCCTTATGTGAAGACAACTTATAGATATTCTATGCTATAATATGAAAAAGAAAATAAACATACCTAAATATGCATACGGAGTAGATTAGATAACCGATGCAATAGGTGCAGGATTAAATATGATAGGTAATGCCACATAGGGAAATTAGGTTACAGCTGGTGGTATATTAAGTGGAGTAGCAGGTGGAGCTATGGCGGGTGCTCAGTTTGGAGTACCTGGAGCTATTATAGGAGGAGGATTAGGTTTAATAACATCTTCTATGGGAACTGGTGGAGATGTAAATGAACAAACAGGTGAAGTTACTAATCCATCTGGTATAGCTGGCTTATTTGGTCATAGTAAGAGATACTTACAGAATAGAGGAGCTAAGATAAGAAATGGTATACAAGCTAGATCCAATGCAGAACAAATAGCTTCTGATTACTATATGAATAATGGTTATAATAATTTATCGCTATCTAAAGGTGGTATTGTTCCATCTACTATGGCTTACTTAGATGATGGAGAATTAATTAGAACTCCAGATGGTACAATAGGCTCAATACCAGAGGAAGGTAAACCAACTGATTCTAATTTACTTAATGTACCAGTAGGAACTCAGGTACTAAGTGACAAGTTAAAAGTTCCAGGAACTAAAAAGACATTTGCTGAAATGGGAAAGAAATTAATGAGAAAAGCAAAAGAAGGTGGTGATATTTATGCTCAGAATAGTAAGAGATTAAATGAGCTTAATAATCAACTGGCTTATCAAGAACTATTAGAATTGCAAGAGTCAGTAAAAAACAAAGCTTCTAATAAAGCTAATAAGTATAGTAAAGGTACAGATAGTAATGGCATTTCACCTAGAATTAAACCTTACAAATATAATACTAATATGAGTAAATTTCCATATTGGGACAGTACTACAAACAATTATAAACCTGAATATCTTAACTGGGTTAATAATATTACAGATCAGGATATAAAGGATATTTATAGTGGTAAATACGGTGATATGTCTACTTATTTAGGTAAAAACAAAGGAGTAATACCTACTGTGCAAGAAGCTAAAGCTTTGATGACGGATAAAAAGTATGGAGACTGGCATAAAATTGGACAAACATTTGCTACAGCTAAAAGTAGAGAGTCCCAAAGTATTCCTAATAAAACTAGATTTGGTAGAAATACTCAAGACTTTAGTAGAACACCTATTACAGTGAATGCTCCAATAGGTAATGTAGATTCTTCTAACGAAAGAGGATCTTATTTTAATTACACTGGTAATCCTGGTAAAATAAATGTTAATAGAAAATTAACCCCGTCTAGTGCTGGAGTATAGAATTCAATAGATCCTGCTAATTTAGGAGGATTAATGAGTAACTTAGCTGCTTTAGCTGGTCCTATAGGTAATATATCAGTAGGTAGACCAGAACAAGTAGATACTTATACATATGACCCAGTTTATGGTCCTACCGAATATAACATAGATCCTTTACTTAATTAGATTGCTTCTAGTGATGCTATAGCAAGATACAACATGGCTAATATAAATCCAAATACAGGAGCTAACATGGCGTTTGGTATACAATCAGCAGTAAATAGAAACAATGCAATAGCTAACGCATACTCTCAAAAGAATAATGCTGAAAATCAAATGGCATTTAATAATGCACAGATAGCAAATCAATGGGGACAACAGTATGCTAATGCAAGACATATAGCAGCTAATGAATAGGCTTAGAATGATGCTACAGCTAGAAATATACGTAGACAAGGTTATGGTGATTTATCTACAAGATTGCAAGCTATCAGTAGAGACAAGCGTTTAATGAACAGAGATTAGGCAATGCTAGAAGCTATGTTGCCGTATTTAGAATATGGTATGACGTCCAAACAATTAAAAGAATTACACAGTAGATTAAGTTATGGCAGTTAATAGATTTGATAAACCAATAGAAAGTGAGTATATTAGTCAGTATACTCCAATTCCTTTTGAATAGCTATATGCTATAGGTAAGGCAAATAACGAAAGAGTAGATAAAGCTTACAACGATTTAGCAAACCAATTTAGTAAATGGGGTGAATTTAGATCACCATCAGCAGTAGATACAAAAAGATTTTATGACTATACGATTGGAGCTGCTCAAGGCATAGTGAATCAATTAGCTGCAAACCCTGATTTGATAAAAACTGCTGAAGGTCGTTCGATGATACAATCTTTTATAAACTCTAGACCATATAATGAGTTAAGCCAGTTGCAACAAAGTCGTGAAGGTATGCTTTAGAGATAGGCTGCTAATCAAAAGTTAATGTTAGCTGGTAAATACAATCCGTTGTGGCACGATGTAAATTTTACAGATTATGATACGATCAATAGTAAGATATATAATGATATTGCCCCATTAGCTTATAAATCTGAAGTAGATCTTGTAAAACCATATGTAGATAATTTGAAGTCAGAATTTATAAGATCTGATGGTAGTTACGATTACTTAGGAGTATCTACTGATAGAACTGATGAGCAAATAGCCAAAAATATCTCTTCTATATACAATACACCAGAAGCTCAAATGCATATACAATCTTTAATTAAACAAGGATTTAGTAAAGATCAAGCTAACGCATTATTTGCAGATAGGATTTATAGAGCTGGAAGAGAATTTGCTTATGAAGGTAGAGAAGCAAACGAATTTGCTAAAATGAGATACAAACACAATTTAGATAATTCATAGCCAGATTAGGATGGTCCGTGGTATTTAACTGAATCTTTAGAATATAATGGTTTAGAGAAGTTTAATGTAGCTAGAGATAACTATTTGTCTAATAATCCTAATTATGAAAAACTAAGAGCAGATATTAATAGTGATGATCAATCTGTTAGACAAATAGCAACTAACTAGCTTAAATCAATAGCAAATGCCGCTACTCCTCGTAATATGTTTAGAGATATTATGAATAAATATGGAACGGAAAAGGATGGTAAGCTACAAATATAGAGCGATAAAATTGATTATGCAGTTAATGATATATTCAATAATTTTGGTAGAGTTAGCAGAAATGCTCCATTAAATGACTTACTTAGTAATACTATACAAGGAATAACAAAAGATGAACAAAATACACCACTAGGTAAACGTAGAGTAATATCTGGAGGAGAAAATTTAAATTTAACATCTAGAGTTATATCTGAAATAGCAGGATTTGAATCTGTAGGACCTAGTAGAAATAAGGTTATCAATGCTTTAAAATCAGGAAATTTTAACAATATGATACTGATGAGTAATGATTACATGATGACTTTACCAACTATAGAAAATGGCGAACAGAGCACTTTAAACTTACAAAATATAAAAGTTGCTATATCTGAAGATGACATTAAAAATGCAGGTCTTACTGATGATGATATGAAGAAAGCTGGTGCTGTAGTATAGACATCTAAACAATAGATATCAGATAGTGAAACGCATAACTTATCAGGAAAAACATCTGGAGAAAAATCTGAGTTAGGAGAGCAAATTGCTAAGAAATGGAGTAGTAATACTACAAGAACTATTAGACCTGGAATTAAATATTATATATTAGATTTAACAAATACGATACCAACTAGAGGTGTTGACGCTGAATACTTGAATTAGCAAGCTCTTAAAATGAATTTGACAGGAACTGTGTATTCTGGATTATATCCTGATGTACAAAATAAATCTTTCGGATTTAAATAATAACAATATGGCAAAAAAGCAAACATTTACTGTGGGTAGTAAAGATAATATGAGAAGTAGGCTTCAAGAGTTAAAGGATTATACATTTAATCCTTTAACTGGAGTTAATATACCTGAAGAACAATATGAATTTAATATGGCTTAGACTGAACCATTAGAAACATATTCTTTAGAAGAAACTCCTTAGTAGAAACAAAAAGTATCTACAGAAGATGCTAGTTCCACAAAGAATGGAATAGTACCCAACTTTATAGCAGATCCAGTATTCTCATTTATCAATGGTATTCAATAGGATATAGTAGAAAGATCTACTGGAGATAAACTATTGAACGATAAAGAAAGAGGTGAATTAGAATTTCAAAAAGTATTTCTTGAAACTGAAAGAGAAATGAAGTTGCTAGACCAGCAACTTAATCGTGCTTATTTAGATAAAGACACTAATAAAGTTCATGAACTCTATCCTTAGTATAAGGTAGCGTTTGATACATATGTTAGTATGCTAGATGAATATAAAAAAGTAGCTAGTAAATATTATAATAAATACGGATATCAACCTACTATAGAAGCTAGATTACAAGCTCTTAATGAAGGTATTTCTGAAAAAGAACAGAAAAGTAAAGAGCTTGGGGAAGACATTCAGTTTGGTAGAAATATAATTCATTATACTAATAATATATATTCTGTCACAGACTAGTGGAAAAAATTAGAACAAGAAGATTGGATGTATCAAGTACCTAGAGCTCTCGGTACTTCTTTTTCTTCTATACAGGCTACAGCAGTTAATTATGCTGCTGTAGCTGGAGCTAATTATCTAACAGCTCAAGCTGCTGCTTCTCCAGCAGGACCGTATTCTCCATTAATTGCAGGTGGTGCAGCGTTGATAGGAGCTGGTGTCACTGTAGGTACTGAAGTATGGTCTAGGGATAGGGAATCTCTATCGGAAGTAGCTAATAATTATAAACAAAACGTGTACGAGTACGCTAGTAAGAATAACATAGACATAAATAGAATAGCTGATATAGGTAGAGACGAATTAAAACGTATAACTGGTGTAGAATATTCTAATGATAAGAATTCTTCAAATTATAGAAGTAACGATGAAGTATTTGAAGATATGTTGGCGTATGATATACCTACTGGTAATGCAGAACTAGATGCGCTAAGATATAGTACTAAAAATAATTTGAAGGATATATATAATCGGAATATGTCTCTGGCTGTCAGCGATGTGGCTCAAGCTGCTACTATAATTCCTGGGGCAGGTAAAGTATTTACTAAAGTACTAGGTAAACTTAATCTACCAGAAAGAGCTATTGATAGTACGGTCAAAGTATTAGATAAGGCAATTGATTATACTACTAAGAAAGTAGCCCCTAAAATGTCTAAGGTAGCCAAACATAGATTATCTAAATACGTGTTAGAACCTACAGTTAGAATAAGTGCTAATGCCGCATTAGAAGGAGTTGAAGAAGTAACACAATACATGATTGGTAATCGTATGAATGAATAGGATGTGCCTGATACCGATCTGTATAACCCCATTGATATAGCTACCATGTTTATGGAAAACAACGCTATGGCTTTAAAAGGTTTAGCAGCTGTAGCTGGTATTAGTGGCGATCCAGCTTTAGATGGAAATAAAGAGTTGGTAGATAACTTTAAAGTAGGGGCAGCTATTGGTTTACTTATGGGTGGTGGAACTACAGCTGTAAATACTATTAATAATATAAGATCTTATAATGCAGGCACAGAATTATCTAGAAATTTAATGGCAGAACATATATCTGCAAAAGAAGATATATATAAGTACATTCAATATGCTAATAAAGCGGATAAGAGAATGCTTAATAAGGAAGCATTTTTGGATGCTATAGATCAACAAATAGAATCTGCTAGTATACCAGATGGATGGACTAAGTAGGATTTAGAGAATGAAAAGAAAAATATATCTTCTATATATGATATCATAAAGAATAATAGTAAAGTAAGAGAGTTTAAAGGGGAAGATAGACATATTGCAGCTGCTATATATAAGCATAAAACAGATATGTATAATAAAGCTATATCTGATTATGAAACTCAAATAAGAGATATATCTCAAAGCTATAATTCTATTAATTCTGAAATAGATAATGTATTAAGTAGTTTATCTGATAGTAGCATTGATAGTGAAAACGCATTACTGTTAAAAACTTATTTGTTAGATAAAGCAAGACTGGAAGGAATTAAAAATTATATCAAAGTATTAGAAGAATCTTAGATAGTAGATAAGGATAAACTAGACGAGTTCTATATAGCTGAAAAGAGTATAGAAAGAGATTTATCTAATTTGTTAGATATTAAAGATAAGTTCTCTATAAATCCTGACAATGTTATTTTGAGCTCTAGAGATAATATTGAAGCAAATGCTGTTAAAAGTATTTTAGCAGAAATTGCATTAACAGATGCTAAACAATCATATAAGAAATTTATAAATAGCGATAAAGCCTTAACTAAGGCTGTCTCTATGTATAAGAATAGTATTACTGAAGATACTACAAATCAAGATGAATAGATTCAAGAAGAAGAAACTCCGCAACAAGAACCTGCTAATATTGATGAAGAAGAAACTCCAGATACTATAATATTACAAGATAGTATTGATAAAGCGCAACAATCAGTAGATGAAATTCAAGAACCGATTAATTAGCAGTCTGATACACTTGAACAGACACAGCAACAACTAACAGGAGAAACTGAAGAAGAGGAAAAAGCTGTTTCTTAGCCCACTCAAGTTCCTTCTGAACAACCTGTTCAAGAAGAAGAAAAAGAAGTTACATCTCCTAAATCATTTTGGGAACTAGGTACAACTGTAGATACAAATGAAGACTATGAAGGGTTAGTAGAAGAAGAATTAACTGAAGAAGATCTAATTAACCCTGAAGAAACCATATCAGAAGATAATACTAATAACGTAGCAGACAACCCAGAAGCTACAGCAGATCAAAATGCATCTGATTATGAAGGTACATAGAGTGTTGAAGATATACCTTCTGTTTAGGAACAGCCTTCAATGCATACAGAAGAAATCATTCCACAAACTCATACTGTTACTAGTAATGCAGAACAACCTTCTGCTCCTGTTACTGAACAAGATATAGAAGATAGTAAAGTATATGATACTGACGATATTTAGGTTAATGATGAAGAACCTACTGAATTAGTATATGGCACTTTGTATTATCAACCAGATAACGATTAGCCTATGTTTAAAGGTTACGAGTCTGGAAGATCATTAAATGAATATCTATCTACTCCAGGAATGCTAGCTGAAAGTAAAATTACGGCTAAAATAGGTCCTAAAGATTCTAAATTTGGTTCATATGATCCTACAAATAAAGCCACTTGGGATGAAGCTCCTATATATATAGAAATAGAAGCCAAAGATGGTAGGAAGTTTATGGCTACTTTAAAAACAATTGAAGGAGCTAAAGGTATATACAGAACTCACGGTAGAGAATTATCTAAATCAGAAGAAGATAGAATTCGCGAATTACGTAATCAAATTATTGAAGCTAAAATTAATGACCCTAACTGTGAAATAACATTTAAAAATATTACTATTACTAATGGTAATTTTAATGTTAATAGAACAGAAGAAGGAGCAGTAATAAACAGAAATTTATTAGATATATAGTCTCTAGGAGTTAAAGACTTATACAATATATTAGATTCAGAAACTAAATTCGGTATAGGTAAGGGTGTAGCAGATCATTTTATAATCATGGATAGAAACGGTCTTCCAATGAAAGGTAAAGGTGGATCTGGTAAAATATTTGTATATCCGCCTGCACAAAACACACCATCTGGAGTTACTAGAAATATTAAATTAAATGAAGCTAAATTTAGTAATTAGGACGGAAGTCCGTCAGAATTAGCTAGGTATCTTGCAAATGTAATATTATATAGACAAACTGATAATGAATCAGTATATCCAGAAGATATAATACGTCTTGTAGTTAATTATGGTAATTCTACTATATTAGATCCTTCTGACCCAAGGTACGCATTTTTAGCTGACAAATAGTTCTTTGTAAACTATAAAGAAGGGTGGGCGCAATTAGGTAAAGAACAAATTCCTTTATCTAAATTAAGAACTAAAGATGGATTCGATGATCTTGTAGAATTTATTACTGATAATCTACATTGGAACACAGAAAAAACTTTATTGTGGGACTTCTTACCAAAATCGTTTAAGGAAGCAATGATAGATGATAATGTAGATTATTTAGAATTAGCTCCAGGATTAGAATTTGATTTAGAAGATGTTGGTTTGAAGAGAATTAATGGAAAATTATTAACTGACGAAGATAATCCAAACGGTCTTACTACTTTAGCTTATCTAATTAAACATGGAAAATTACTAAGTGACTTATAGGATAGGTTATTTACTAGACCTTATGTGTATATTGATTCTCCAATAGTATCCTCTAAACCCACTGAACAACAAAAGAAGTTAGAAGCAGAAGTTCAATCTCCTACTAAGAAGAAATTTAGTTTATATGAAACTCCAACCTTTGATTCTACTGAAGAATTGAGCAGTAAGACTGAGGATAAATCATATGATGAGTTTACAGATGCTGATTCTGATGCTGTATCTAGTTTCTTAGGATTAGATGGAGCTCCTAAGATATTAAACAGTAACTAGTTAAAGCAGAGTAAGTCCATTAACACTAAAAAAGCTAAGAGATGGTTACAGAAAAAGTTAGGTCTTACTGATGAACAAGTAGAAATAACTGATGGAGTTATTAGAGAATTCGCCAATGGCTCTGCTGTGTATGGTATAGTTAGAGCAGATAGTATTTCTATATCTAACAAAGCTATAGAAGGGGTGCAATATCATGAAGCTTGGCATAGAGTATCTTTACTTATGTTAGATAAAAATACTAGAAATAAGTTGTATGATGAATTCAAAAAACAAAATAATCAGTATAGTAATTTGAATGATAAACAATTAGAAGAAGTAATAGCAGATAGATTCATGGATTATATGCTTAATGATAAAGAATCGACTTTAAGATACTATATCAATAAGATATTCCGTAATATTAAAAAATTCTTACATATTAATTCTAATATTGATCCCACAAATCTTAATAAAATATTTGATGCTATTAAGTACGGAGATTTTTCTAATTACTAGCTTAATGAAGAATCTATTAAAGACTTCTTAAACTCGTATACTGATGGAGCTTATTATAAGGTTGGTCCTAATAAGGATATAACTTTAAAGCACTTTCCAACTTTACAAGACTTCCATTCTGCATTAGATAGTTTAAAGGCTTGTTTGTTCATAGCCAATGGTGCAAAATATATATCAGATGTATAGAATCTAAGTAACACAAAGCTTAAGAATCTTTTATAGTCGTTTATTAAGTCAAATAGAACTACTGTTGAATAGAAAGAAGCATTACAAGAAATAGTAGATAACTTTGATGTATTTATGTATCATCTACAACCAATGCTTGAACAAATGGGAATTAGATCCATAAATCAAAATATGGATGAAGAATTCCTAGATAGAGAAAGTAATGGTATATAGAACTACGATAAAGCTGGGTATGAATTCGATAAGAAGAATAATGCATTAGCTAGCGCAAAAATGTTCTTTGCTACATTATCTGATACATATTTTAGTTATAAAGATGTTAGTGGAGTAAAAGCTAGAACCCTTAGTACTAGAATTAATACTATTACAGGATTACCTATGATTGTTAACTATGATACAGCTTACGCTCTAATTCTTAAAAACTTAAGCACTGTAGAATCATTTAGTACCGAGCCAGGGCAAGATCCAGAAACTTCTTTATTAGGAAGATGCGCTAGGTTAGCTAAAGGAAATGCATTCTTTGCTTTCTTATATAAGAGATTAAATGGAGATATAGATATAAATCTTCAAACATAGATATTACAAACAGTTAAGAGTTTTGATTAGAATTTCGTAGAAGTTCATTATCAACAAACTGAACAAGGTACATCATTTGTAATAGACGATGGTATAAATAAAAGATCTACCAAGATGTATCCTTCTACTTGGTCAGATTTATTTTTTAATTCTTCTCTAGTAGAAAGAACTGAAACTGAAACAAAACCTAACAAATCTGAAATAAATGCAGTTATAAGTAGATTTAATGAATTGTACAAATAGGTAGAAGATAATAGAAATACTATCACTAATACTGATGTAGATATTTATATTAATGAATTAGTTAATATATTGAACTCTATTGGAATCACTGTAGATCACGATACTATAGAAGGATTGCTACCTAATGACAGACCTTATGGTATATCTAAATTAATATTAGGTAATGAAGCTGGAGCATTAAAATATTTATTTAATGGAACACTTCAGAATCTCATAGATAATAAGACAAAATATACTAATAAAAAAGGTATAGCTACAGTTAGACAGTTAGATTAGATATACATGAACTTAGGTAAGAGCAACTTTGTTAATGTATTAGCTCAAGCTCAAGCTGTAACTCATCCTAGTGACACTGAAATATCGGTATTAGGTCCTAACAATAATATTATATTTACTAAGACTTTAAATTGTTTTGTATCAGACCAAATTAGATGGCTTAATAATCACGATGACGCTACTTTAAAAGATTTAAATGCAGATACCTATTGTAGAAGTTCTTTAATTTTATCTGCCGTTAATAATAATAGCCCTATTAAATTAAATACTTTTGTTAATTTCTACGGAGAGAATAGAGGGGATAAAGGTAGAGATTATCTAAGTATTTCACCTGTTGAGGATTACTTAGCTAAAATGACATTTACTTATAATAATCATATTATATTTCCAACTATGGCTGATAAAAAGACATGGTTTACTATTAGTGGGGTTGGATTATTTAATAAGGAAATGTTAATTACTTAGATTGGTAATAGTTTAAAATTACAATTTAATAGAGGAGCTATAAAACACTTGTACCGTTCATGGGAGGATGAGTATAATACTATTGTAGAATATTATAACTCTTTGCAAGATGTAAAGCGACCTGTTAAAAATTATCATACTTCGGGTAAAGGTGGTTTATTTAGACATTTTACTGGATATTATACAAAAATAGATGGTAAACTTAAATGGATAGATTTAAATGAAAGAATTAAAAATTCAGTAAAAGACGGAAGTGTAGTACAAGTATTAGAAGATATAAAATAGGAATTATTTACAACTCCGAAAGATACTTTTTAGAAAATCAACGACAATCTTCATATGCAACTTAAGCAAGAAATAGATACTTGTGAGAAGCTAGGCATAATAGAAAGAGACAAAAAAAATCCAAAAGTAATTAAAAATAAACTTTTGGACAATGTAGTATTAAATAAGTTTAAAGAAATATATTTAGCGCATCCAAATAATAATGTATCTAGTCAGGCAGAAAGATACGCCATTTTAACTATGATTGGTAATCATATGATAAACTATAATATATCTGTACTAGAAACAGAAAAAATATTTACAGGAGATGTCGCTTTCTTTAAAAACGATGACGATAAGATCAAACGTTTAGGAGCTGTATTGTCTACTGGAGACAATCTAAGAACTCAATGGTATACTAGTGTAGATAAGAATATTAAAGAGTATAGAAGGTTGTAGAATAGATAGACTTACACAAATACTACTATTAATGATAACGAAATACCTAGTAGACAACACAAAGAACTAGAAGATTTATTTACTTTCTCTAATACTAGAAAATTACTTATTGAAAAAGAAGGTTTAACAGAATCTCAAGTAGATGAGTTAATGAAAGACCCTAAATCAGCAGAAGAAAAATATCCTATAGTATTTCAGTTAGCTAAAGATTTAGCTATAGAAGATGCATCAGCATATGGCATGAACAAAAAGGGTACTAAAGGTAATATCAATCAAGCAGATGCCGCTGTGTATATTAGACCTCAAATGTATAGAGACATTGTTAAGATGCTTGGAGAATGGGATGATGAAATCGAGGAAGCATTTAACATAATGGAGAGTGATACAGATTGGTTGAATGACGCTGAGTTATATGCTAAATCTTTAAAGACATTAATCAAACCATTAAAGACTACTTATTTTGGTTATACGTATGATGCTAATTTAAAACATTGTATACCAGTATTCAATAAGATGGCTATGTTTCCTATGTTTAAAGTATTAGCTACTGGAGATAATAGAGAAATATACGATAGAATGAATGCTATTGGCAAGTATAAGGGACTTACTCCTATTGATCAAGTAGCATTTGAATCAGCTGTTAAGGTAGGTATACAAGGGGCTACTGATATATATAAGGATTATAAGAATGATGAAATAAACGATCTAAGTAATATGCATATTACTACTTAGAAGTTTAGAAATCTTAGAAGATAGCTTATAACAGATCCACATACTCACGATAGAACATTATTTGGTACATAGGTATCTACAGTTGCTGTATCTAACCTAGTAATGAATAGAGTATATCAGGAAGGTACTAATAATGAAATAACTGGTCAACAAATTAAAGAACAATTATTTGGCACTATTAATGCTATATCTAATAAGGGCTTTAAAGAAGTAAAAGACATGTTCTTATCTGATAATACTCTTGATTATACTAAGGCTTCTAAACAGCTGATAAAAGAAGCTAGAGCATCTAATATGGGTAAAGATATAGAAGAAGCTCTTGAAGTAAATCAAGATGGTACAGACTTTAAAGTACCTTTGTCAGCATTGCCAGATAGTAAGTGGGTAGAAACTAAGTTAACGTCTACTACTAATAAGAAAGCTATTGACTTAGAGTTACCAGGTGGTGCATTTATTCAGATGTCTTCCTTTGGATTTAAATCTATAAAAACTGTAGGTAGTAGAGCTATTAATGATGGTAAACCTCTACTTAATATAAATAAAGACGGTAGTATGGATTCTATCATTTCTATCAATTTGTTCTCTCATATAATTCCAGATTATAAAAATAAGAGCTTTATAGAAGCTAGAGATTGGCTAATAGAACATAAGATTATTGGTCAAGAAGCAGGTCCTATGGCTATGGGTTATCGTATTCCTACACAAGGTCTATCTTCTATTGCTGGTCTTAGAATTGTAGATGTACTTCCTTCTGTAGTAGGTGATACTATTATATTACCAGATGAATTTACTACTCAAACTGGTTCTGACTTCGATATTGACAAGTTATATATAGCAAGATATAACTTTGATAAAGAAGGAAATAAAATAGAATTTAAGAAACAGAAGAGTAATGAAACATTTGAAGCGTATTTAAAAAGAAGATATACAGAAGAACAAGGAGGAGAATTAGAAGAATCAGCTAGAGGGTATTCTGCTACTTTCACTTTGTATAACCGATGGTTAGAAAGTATAGGCAGTCCTACAAATGTATATGAAGCTAATAGCAGAGAGGCTAATGAAAACTTGTTACTTGATACATACCTAGCAGTACTTACTGATAAGAAAAATGTAGATGAAACTAGATTACCACTTGATAAAGTAACTGGAATAATTAAAGAAGAGATTCTTCCTATTGTAGATGGTCAAGGTAAATTAGGTGATAGAATACCATTTAGAGAGTTATCTCCTACTTATCAAATGAATAAAAAGTATGAATATTCTGGTGGTAAAACTGGTATTGGTCCTTTTGCTCTTAATAATAAAAATCATGTATTAACTTAGTTAGCTAATCTTAAGTTCTCAGATATATCTTTGCTACAGAGATTAGGTTTTGTAGGGCTTGATGGTATTAAGAGTAGAAATGAAATAGTATATCGGAGAGATGAAGAAGGTAAGATACTATTAGATGAAAAAGGTAATCCTATAAAGATTCAAGAAGAAGGATTACGTATATTAGATTGGATATCAGCCATGATTAATGCTCACGTAGACGTTGCTAAAGACCCATATGTTATTAGACTTAATGTAAGACAATATACATATAATATATGTAATTTCCTACTTAGAGCTGGTTACGGTAAAGATACATTTTATTTCTTACCATAGCAGATACTTAAAGATATGGCTAGTGCGTATGATAGAGCCTCTGGTATATATGGTGTAGATGATAGCAAAAGTAAGACAGCTATAGTAAAAGATGAGATTACTACTATACGTAGATCATACTATGATAAATATAAAAAAGCTGCTACAGAATTAGGTATAAAGAAGTTAGACCTAGAAATGAGCAAAACTGGAGATATTATAATGCAAAAATTAGATAGTGAAGGTAGGTCTACTGGCTTGTATACTATTGAAGATTTTGCAACTGATATTACAGATAGAGACTTTTTAATACAACAATTATAGCTAAGTCAAAAAGATAATCTTACTAGTGAAGAAGCTTATAACTATTATAAGAATCAAATATTGATATCTGAATTATTTATTCAACTTAACGATTTAGCTCAAGATATGTCTAAGTTAGTTCAATTATCATAGATTGATACTAAACGATTTGGTGGAAACTTCATTGAACAAGATAGATTTTTATATAGATTAAAAAGTCTTATAGCTAATTCTACTTTGTTTAACAAAGATGATATACTAAACTATTTGAATAGTACGTTCTTAATGACTAAGATTAACAATGGTATTGTTGGTCCTTCTGATATGTTTAGTGATATAATGATCAGAGGAAAAAAAGATTTTAAATCTGCTATAAGTCAAGTACTTACTATGATAAATAGAATAGATACCAATGATGAATCTTTAAATAAAACTATTTCTAATGAACTAGAAGGATCTTTAAGATACTCTTTCTTAAATCAAGAAGGTGTAGATTTGTACGATATGTTTTATGGTACAGATACTATGGCTAAAAGATTATCAAAAATTAAAGCAGACATATTAGAAGGTAAGTATCCAGAAATGCTTACATAGGATGGCAAAATAGGTAATCAATTACTTAACTATCTTGGTACTTTAACTAGAATGAGTACTGATAAGTATAATGCTCCAGATATTATCATAAAAAATAGAATATCTGATGATGATAAATATTTAAAGTAGAGTCTTAATCAATATTGGGAAGAATTATTAGAATCTGATTATCCTGAAATAAAGCAATTTGCTCAAGATTTAATAAGATATCAATTAGCTACTACTGCTGGTAACTTTACTAAGAATGGTATATTTAATTTATTACCAATAAGTGCTATACAAAGTACTGGTTATGCAGATTATATGAGAAGTGTTACAGAAAGGTTTAATATTACTGATTTGGATTTTGATAACTTCTTCTTAAACAATTGGACAAATAATAAAATTGTTAAACCTGCTCAGTTATATAAAAAGGTGTTTAGTTCTGAAACAGATAAGGTGGAAGATCAATTGCAATTCCCTGTATTGTTCAGTGAAAATAAAAATTATAGTGGAAGTAAATATCCAGTAATGGCGATACCTAATTATATACCTGTTGGTAGAAATGAGTCTAAACAGAATGTATATACCCCATATATAAAAGTAAAATTAGCATATGATAATAATCCCGCTAATACTATTTTATATAAATATGTTGGAAATATATTCGATGACAAAGGTAAAGAACGACCAGTATATGTAATAACCAATAAGAAGGGTTTAAATCAAGAAGGTAGAGTTGTAAAAGAATATGATAATTATTCTAATTCTATGTTTGAGTTTAATAATATTGATGGAGCGTTAGATGCTAAATCAGCATTTGGTATTAATGATATAAAAAATATTATTAACTTAGGTAACAAAATGAATAGATCTAAGTGGCTCACTATCATTAATGATATAGAATTAGTACGTGATTATAAACCTGTTACTGTAGCATTGAATACTAGCATAGAAGAATTATAGAGTGCTCCAACTAGGAATCGTGTATCCGCTGCTCCTACTTCTATTGCATTAGAAACTATTGAATATAAACCTTCCACTGTAAATATTGTTGGAGATCACATCACATTTAGAAATGGCAAAGTTGTAAATACTCCGTTTAAATTAAATCAACAACAAGAACATGCGTTATTAGTATTAGAAGACTTTATTAACAATCCTAGTAAGTATGATAACAGTGTGACATTATCTGGATATGCTGGTACTGGTAAAACTAGTATCATTAGTATATTTAATAAGTATTTGAACAGCATAGGAATAGAACCTGTATTTAGTGCACCAACTCATAGGGCTAATGCAGTTACTAAAATGAATAACCCAGATTCTTAGGTTATCACTTTGCATTCAGCATTTGGTTTATCTCCTATTGTTGATTTGGATAGTGGTAATTATGATCTTAAGAAGTTAAAAACAGAACAAATACGTAAACCTAAAATTAAACCTGGTCAGTTACTTATAATTGATGAAGCTTCAATGGTTAGTAAAGGTTTGTATAACTTTGTTGAAGATTTCAAAAAAGAAAATAATGTTCAAGTAATATACATAGGAGATCCAGCTCAATTATCACCAGTATCAGATAATGCAATATCTCCTGTATTCTAGAATAAAGCTACTAATGTAGAACTTACTAAAGTAGAAAGAACTGGAGATAACCCTATTCTAGAAGAAGCTACTAATCTACGAAATGGTAAATCGTTATCCTTTACTACTAAACTAGTAAATGGATTTGGAGTTGAGTATATGCACGATGGTGAACAACCAAACTAGATTATCAAAGATATAGTCAATTCTAATGAATATAAAACAAATCCTTTTAACTTTAGAATACTTAGTGCTACTAACGCTATGATACCTACAGTAAACGATATGATTAGAAAGCAATTATATGGAGATACTCCTAATCAGATTGAAGTAGGAGATTTACTTATGGGATACGATAATGTTACTATGAATGATGGAGAAGCGCAAGCCGAAATAATACGCAATAGCATAGACTACAAAGTAGCTAGTGTTAGTAATAAGATAGGTAAATAGATTACATCTGTGATTAACGGTAGTGTAATAGCAGAAGTAGAAGGATACGAAGTTACATTAGTTAATGCTATGGATAATGAAACAGTATCAGATAAGGTATTTGTATTAGATAATAATACTAACACTTAGAATTTAAAAGCTATAGCTAATGAAATAGAAAGTATTAATAAAATGATATCTAAAGCGTTTATGTCTAGAGATTTTGATACTGTACGTATTGCTCAAAAGGCTTTATCTGATATTAAGTTGAATACTATAACTATGAAAGATTATCAAGAAAATGGTAGACTTAAGATTAGGAAATCTATAGATTATGGGTATGCTCACACTATTCATAAGTCATAGGGTGGTACATATGATAAAGTTATGATATATTATGATACTATTACTGGTGCTAAGTTTGATGCTAATACTCAACAATAGCTTAAGTATGTAGCTGTATCTAGAGCTAGAGAAAATGTATATATTGTAACAGGTAATAAGTTAAACAATCCTGTAATTGTAGATAATACAGAAATATAGTCTACTAATTATGTAAATCATTCAGGTGGTGCTTAGGGTTCAGATAGTGTATGGGGAGAAATAGGTGAAAAATATGGAGTAATATCAAAACATTACTATACTGGAGAAACTTCTCAATACAATGCTCCTGGTGGTAACACTGAAATTAGTGATGAAGATTATGAAGAAGGTAGATATAAAGTAGCACAAGCAGCTAAAGCTAATTATGGATATCAATATTCTACTATGAAAGATCCTAGATTAATTAGGAATTGGGCACAAGTTAAATACTCCGATGCTATATTTGCTGTAGGTAACTTAGTAAACAAAGGCAAAAAATTATTTCCAAATAAAAAGAATGATACTAGATTAGCATCACATGTATCCGTTACAGGTGGTACTGGTTATGCTGTAGAAATGGCTATATAGGCTGGAAAACCTGTATACGTATTTGATTAGAAGAGGTTACAATGGTACAAAAATATAGATGGAAATTGGTCTAAATCAGATACTCCTACACTCACGAACAATTTTGCTGGTATCGGAACTAGAGAAATAAACGAATATGGTAGATAGGCTATTGAAGATGTGTATAGAGTAACTTTTCCTAAAGTAATGTCGACAGAAGAATTTGTAAAATCTTTAGAATCTGATAAAATTCTTAACAAACTAATAGAGTTAGGTAAACAAAGAAAGAATGAATGTAATGGATAATAATTATGCAGTGTTTAAATTTAAAAAATAAAGAAGTTAAAGCAGCAGTAGATGAATTAACTACTGTGCTAGGCAGCGAAGATGCTGCATATTATATAGTATCTGAAAACAATGGTTATGCAATTGACTAGGCTCCTGACGGGGCTTAGTCTACTGTATTTCTTAAATACCTGAAAGATTATAATGGCGATAGAGAATCAGCTATTAAAGCTATGCTACAATATTATATTCCAGAAACTATAGAAGAACATATGGATATGTAGCTATCTATGTTTCCTAAACTATTTATAGAAACAGATGCTCATACTACTATATCTAATATGATAAATAGTGGATTATATTATTAGGAACAGTTTGCGAAAAGTTTAATGGATTAGTATTCACCAGAAGTATTAAAAACTATAAAAGTAAAACTAGTAAGAGAACTGGGTGGTGCTATGGCATACTATGCTGATACTAATACTATAGAAGTATTAGACAAGATATTTGATAGAGAACTTCCTGAAGATATAACAAAACATTTTAATCATGAACTAATACACGCTTACACTGTGCATGAGTATGACAATAATAGTAGTTTCAGATCTCATGTAGATAATATTTACAACAAACTTGTCAATAAATTTCCTTAGAAAGAATATCCTCGTAAAGGACTTTATTATGGGTTAAAATCACCCAAAGAATTCATATCTGAAATAATGTCTAATACCGCTTTTAGAGATTTAGTAGGTAAACACGATATGTCTATATGGCGTAAATTCTTATCTAATGTAGTTAAAATATTAGGGTTAAATAAATTATCTAATAAGATAGAAGGATACACTTCCGTAAAACTTATCAATGAAATATCAGATATTATTGAAGATAGAAATAGTAATCCAGATATAAACAGACTTGGAGATGGTATATTCTATATGGAAGATAGTGATCCAGAACTGAATAAGTTATCTAAAGATAGTAAAAAGATATTAGATAAGATTATGAATGGTTTGAATGGTCGTTATAGATCTTTAAGAACCCAAAACTATCCCCCATTACAACTAGCTAAACTATAGCAATAGATTGATATGTATCACGATATGCTTTAGAAAGGTGAAGATGTACAAGTATTAATTAATTTTATTAAAGAGTCTTCAGTAGCATTTAAACCAGTAGTAAAACGAATAAGGAATGCATACATGAACCCTGATTTAATCAGTAACGAACGTCTACTTTAGTTCTAGAATGATTTTTTAGATTTCTACGGTCCTATTATTAATGAAATTAACAAAAGATTAAATCTACAAGGATACTTTGACGATTTAGATAAAGATACCCACAATCAGTTAAATACTAGATTAAACCTAATCTATAGAGCTTATTTAGAAATATCAGGTAAATATGATAGTATTTTAAAAAGCAAAGTAGAAACTTTAATTAAGCAATACTCAGAAGCATATAAAGTACCCAGCGAAGACGTAGAATCTTATATCAATGATAGGCTTAATAGTTCTAACTCCGATATTAATTACTTACGCGTGATATTGTAGAGTACTAAGTCTGTAGATGATTTAGCTATTAGATTAGCTCATAGAATTATGACAGATATTAATAATGAAGTAGGTAGATTTGCTAATGATAAAGCACAAACGTTGATAAGAGAGTTCGATAAAATCGACAGAAAGGATTGTTTACTTTACTTTGAAAAAGATAATAATGGTAACACTACTGGATACTTAGTTAGAGCTAGAAATTATGGGCAATTTAGATAGGATATGAAGAAATTCTTATCAGATCTAGATTCAAAGTATGGAGTAATAGATAACAATTATACAGCTTTAGAATTAGAAGATTATTATAATTACCTTAAAGAAAAAGAATAGTGGTTAGAGTAGCATTGTGAACGTAAATTTAAACCAGAGTATTATAGAGCGTATAACGAATTGCACCCAAACACTAGGTTGCGTCTAAAATAGATTAATAATGAAATAAACACTTTGATTGAAGATACTACTGATGAAACTGGACCACATTTAGAACGTCTTACAAATAAACAATGGTTGTAGTTAGATAGTCTTTACTCAGTAAAAAGAAACTTGGCTAACGATTATTATCAAAATGGAGAACTTAAGAGTGGAGAAGATAAAGAAATAGCAGAAGATTTATAGAAGTTTTATGAAACTATTGGGCAAGGTAAGATTAAATCAACTAAGTATTCTCAAGAAGAAATATAGAATATAATAGATCAAAAGAAATAGGAATTGTCAGAAGATTCATTTAACAAATGGATGCAACGTAATATTAGCTATCAGTATACTGAAGAATTTACCAATCTGCTTTAGAGTCTAGAAAGAGCTAATATGGGAGAGGATCAGCAAAAGTATGATGATTTAACAGAAGAAAGAAAAAAATTATTAAACTTAGGTAGGAATAATAATTAGCCTTTAACAGATGCTTATAAACTATAGGAAGAAGTAAAAGCTAGATTATTAGAGATAGATATAGAATTAAACGCTTTATATAGTAAGCATAAAGGAAGTAATTCTGAATTTTCTAAGATAGCTAAAATAGTAGAGACACCTGAATATTATGCAGACAAAAAGAAATATAAAAGTTTAGGTACAGAAGTTTATGATGAATGGGTTGAAAAGTCTCATACTTGGGTAAATGGTAAACCTAGTCCAGTATCCTATTATAAAATGCTAGTTCCAAAGGATAGCAAGTACATAGAAATGAGATTGAGTAGAATGAACTAGGAGTTAGATAAAGATTCAGAATTAGTTAATGAAAACTATAACTTTGAAGATCCAGAATATTACCAACCAAAGAAATCATTATATGATAATACAAAAGCTTTTAAAGAAGCTACAAATACTAAGTAGAAAAAAGAAATATACAATCTAATAGTAAATACTATGGATGAAGCTAATAATAAAATTAGCTTTTTAAAGAAGCGTGAAAGTTATAAACTGCCACAGATTACTGGAGATATGGTTGATTTTACTACTAGGGGTAACAAGTTTTCAAAAGGTATAAAATCTTTTGCTTTAGATAATATTATAGCTAAGTAGGATGATGCTGAATATAGTTTAGACAACTTTACTTAGAAACCAGATGGATCTCAATTGTAGTTTGTACCAACTCACTACGTAAAAGCTCTAGATGACCCAGAACACATTTCTAGAAATCTAGTAGGTATATTAGTAGAATATTCTAGGATGGCTGAGAATTATCGTCTAAAGAATGAAAAACAAGCTGATTTTGAATTAATAAAGAATGAAATAGCTAAAAGAGATTTTACTAAGTTTAATTTTACTACTAGGTCTAAACAAGATATTACTGGAGATAAAAGTAACTTATATAAAAAATACTAGGATTTTCTAGATATGAATTTATATGGTTAGTATAAAAGACCAGTTGTAGTAAATGTGTTAGGTTATAATATATCTGTTACTAAAATATTAGACAATATTAGAGCTTATGCTACGGCTTCTAACTTAGGTAATAACTTTCCTGCTATAACTAAAGCTTTGTTTTAGGGTATTCATAAATCAGTAGTAGAAGCTTTAGCTGGTAGATATTTTAACAGTAGAGAATACTTTAAATCTTTAGCTACTAATACTTTTAATATACCCAATATGTTATATCATTTAGGAGATACCAAACACAATAACCTTAGCCTAGCTATATTAGAGCATAATGAAATTGCAAGAGATGTAAACTCTAAAGTAGAGCATTTATAGTATAATCGCATTGTTAGAGTGTTTAGAAAATATTTAGTATGGGGTGGATGGAGTGCTGTAGATTATATAGTTAAAGCTCCTGTAGTAAATGCTGTATATACTGACTATAAATATATTCCTCAAACGAATAGTATTATGTCTAGGAGATAGTATATACGTCAGTATTATCCTAATGACTATAAGAAAGGTAGCAAAGAATTTGATAGAGTTAACACATTTACATTATTAGACGTTTATGAAGTAAAAGACGGTAAACTGTCTATAAAAAGTAAATACAATAAATACTATGATTTAATTAATGATTAGAATTTATAGAACTCTGTTAAAAATATAGCTAAATTCTTAACTAATCGTATTGATGGTGTATTATCTACAGAAGATAAGACCAAACTGATGACTAATGCTTTTGGAGCAGCTGTTTTTATGCACCGTTCTTTCTTTATCAATAATCTTGAAGACAATTTTTTAACTACAAGATAGTATAACCCATATGTTGAAGATTATATAGAAGCTAAATATAAATCTACATTTAGCGTTCTGTATAAATTTACATATAATATGTATAATAGTATAAAATATAGTAAAGATAAAGAAAGTAGAAAAAATCATAGGAAAGGAATCGATAATGTAGAATTGTACAATTTTAGAAGAACTGCTATTTAGATAGCCCTAGTAACGATGTATTCTATATTATCAGCTATCTGGTTAAAGCCAATAGCAGATAACGATGAAGACGAATACTTATTATAGCTAATTGGTTATGGAGTAGCTGGGATGAGTTTTGAAGAAAGAGCTGAATATAATCCTATGGATTTCTTTAATCAAATAAAATCTCCTTCTGCTGCAATAGCACCTGTAGAGAATTTCAGTAATCTTATAAAATTATTAGACCCGTTTTCTATTGATAATAATTGGGATGATGAAGAAATTAAAAAAGGTCCATATAAAGAAATGACTAAATGGTAGAGAACTTTCATAAAATCTGTTCCTGGTTTGAGAGGAATATGGGAATCAAAAGATATTAGAACTAAATGGGAATACTTAGATAGTCAATTAGACAAGACAACTAATAGTAACGATTAAAAAAATAAAGCCGTAGGTCTTCACAGATTCTACGGCTTTTTTATACCCATAAATATAAACTAATAAGTAAAAATATTTCTTGTCCAAAAGTTTACTTCATTTGCAGGTGGATCTTCTTCACCTACAATTTCTCCCTCTTCTTCTAAACTTTTGTATTCTGTAATATCATATTTTGTTTCTAATAATCTTTTTAGATAACTTAAGCACATGTTTCTCCAAAATAAAATAATTTTCTCTTTATATTCATAAGATATATTATTATAGAAACCATCTTTAATAGTTTGAATAACATTCTTATATTCATTCGGAATTACAAATATGTATTCTTGATATAATTTACCATTAATAGAAATAAGCTTACTATCGTATAGATATTTATTTTCTTTTATATAATTATTAATACTACTATATGTATTAGTATCATATTCAAATAAAACAAATATATGACTGTCTAAATAAGGTCTATTAATATCAGAAACATAAGCATTTACAAACTTATATTTATCGTTAAAAAGTTTATTAGAATCGAATAGAAAAGGAAGTATATAACGTGTAGTTAATGTTCTATTTCCAATTATCATCACAGTTCTTCTGTTCCATCACCTTCGTAATACTCAAGTGTATGGTCCCATTGATCTGTACTGATATGTTCTGATATTCTTCGGAGAGATTCTGATATTAAAGCGATCTTCTCATTGAGAATAGTATCGTTTTTCATATTGAATACTCTAATTTCATTATTAGTGTCTTTGCCTATTGCAATAATATATGCTTCAAAGTCATATTCTTCAGAATTAAGATTTAATATTTCTTGCATATACCATTGTATTGCTAATCCATAATAAGCAATTTGTCTGTAATAATCGTATTCTTCTACTGAATGTTTAAAATTATATACATTAACAGTAGTTTTTAAGTCAATAAGAACTATTTTCTTATTAACATGATCAAAGCATACTCTATCTAGTAGAGATTTACATTTAATATTATGAAACTTTTCTACTTCCCAATTAATATGGAACTCATTGTGAGTTTCAAAAGTCGATGGTAAATTAAACAATAGCTCGTTTGCTTTTTTATGATTCTGAATATTCTCTTTTATCTTTTTAAGTGTCTGTAAATCAGCAAAGCTAATTATCTTTTTGTTCTCATCTACTTTACTTAGATATTCTAAGTAATCTTGATAAATCATAATAAGACCTTCAGCTTCTTCAATACATTTCTCATCAGACTTCTTATTATTATAAGCTTTTTTGTAAGCAGATAATTTAAGTTTATCTTGAGATTCTAATGGATTTACTTGCATAAGTCTATGATATTCATCTAATAAATCCTTTTGCTGTTTTACTTTAGGTATTGCAAAATTAAGAATAGTATAATCTTTCCAGAATTCTTCTGGTTGAAGTAGATATTCATGAATCATAGTTCCTTTTTCAAGGAAACTGTAATCCAATTTTGCTACTTTACCTTCTTTGTAATCTTTCAGACCTTTTGGTCCGTTTTTAAGAAAATATCCAATATCACTATTAGAGTAACGAGACATATCCTCATAATAAGGAGTATCTATTACCATCTTGTTCATACTTAATCCTCCACATCATTAATTACAGCTGAATCAAGAATTTCTGCTGAAGTGTTCCATTCTACTTCATCTTCTTCATCTTGTGGTAGATTAATAACTTTAAAAGCATATAACCATTCTCCAATAAGAGGGTGAGTATTACGAGCTTCATTAATCAAATTATCTAGAAATTCTTGTTCTACTTGTTTCTTTTCTTTTTCAGTCATAATGTCTAGAATTACAAATTCGTAGTTCTTTTTAAAATTATAGTGATCATCTAATCTAGAACAATTATAGCATCTTAGATTAACATCACTATCTCCATCATGCCAGTGACCATATAAATGATATTTGTATTTACCAAATGTTATAAATCCTAACGCATGATTTTTTATAGGATTATCATGAGTAAGTAATATATCACAATTAGGTATTAATTGATATTTATTATTAGCATCTTTACTAAATGCCCATTTATCTTCCTGGAACATAATAGGAGCTATCCATGGAGATCCATAGAATTTAATACCTTCATACTTATAACACTGATCAATTAAAAATACCAACTTTTTATTAGTAGTTTTATACATTTCTTTACGAAATTGCTCAAATGAATCGTTATTATAAATATGTTCTAAGTAGAAATCATGATTACCTGGAATAACAATTACTTTTTTGCAAGGTAACTTTTCAATCCACTTTATGAATTTGTTCTTCCACCAACGTTCAGATCTTTCATTATTACGCTGAATATTTAGTTCTATAGTATCTCCACAAATACACAATACATCACATTCAGGTATATTAGTAATTAAATTACCATGTATGTCACTTATTCCGCATATTTTCATACTATTTAGTTGAAATGTTTAAATATTGTATTATATCTTGTAAAGATATATCTTCATCTTCAAGAGATTTTACTTCTTGCATAAAAGCTATAATATTATCTATAGATAACAAGCAAATATTATCATTACAAAATTTAATTACTTCTTCTTTATTTTTAATATTAAGATTATCTGCTATTATAGGCAATAACTCAATATTTTCATTACAGTCATAATTGCGTACATAACGAACTCGTGAACATCTATCTTCCATATATTCACTTATATTACTTGTATCATTACAAGTCATAATTATAAGCTTTTTAGCAGTCTTTTCAACTCCATCTAAGAAATCTAACATCTTTGTAGTATTAAATTTCTTTTCTATTTCATCAAATAAAATACATACTGGAGTTTCAAAAGTTTTAAAGAAGTTTATTAATTTATTTTCAGGAAATTTAGGATCTATTATAATAATTGGCAAATTAGATTCTTTAGCTAATAATTTAGCCGTTACTGTCTTACCAGTTCCTTTAGTTCCTGCTAATAATACTCCTGTTGTATTACTAGTAGTGGTGTTAAAATAGTTAATTATTCTTTTTCTAAAAATACTATCACTTTTAGTTTCATATATAGTACTAGGTAAATTTAATTCACCATTTTCCTTAAATATACTTCGCTCATTCCATCCATCCCACTCTAGATTATATACTTGATTAGGTATTAATTCATATTCATTACCTTTAGGTACAACAAATATTTCTTTACCTATTTTAACAAATTCTTTCTTATTCATATATTATGATTTTAGTGTATTGATTAAATTATCAACATCTTTTTTGTTATGAACTATATAAAATTTAGTATTTGGTTCATTTAAACTCAAATAATATTTAAATAGTTTTTCTCTATTTGCCCAAGCATCATTGGGATATCCTTTACATTCAATAACAAAGTCTTTTCCTACAAAGTCGGGTAAATAAGTAATAGCTCTAACCTTAGAGTTATTATAAATAAAAGCTGGTAGTAAAGTATATCTATGTAATTCATAGTCTACTTTAATATCAGCTTCTTTTAATTTCTAGTACATATAAGCTTCTAGTTTAGATCGAAATATTATTCCATCTATTTCTTGTTTAGTAGCATTACGTACTTTCTTATTTTGTTTTAACATAATTTACAGAATGAATAATGTTTCCTTTAGAAAGAGAAAAACATTCTAACCGTTCATAATATTTTCCTTCTTTAGTATAACCAATAGTCATTAAAAATGAATAATCTTTTCCATTACGCAATGAATTAAATAATGCTGATATAGAACTACCTAAAAACTTACGTTTCTTGTTCCATTCAGTAAATTTACCACTTAATAGCTTACTAATAATAGTAGCAGGAAGTAACGATATTTTTCCTAGAATAGTAATTAAGTCAAAAGGTATAGCTAATATTTTACCTATAGTTTTTAATAGCTTCATATAACCAATTTTTTATGTTTTCAAATCCATTTAATTTTATTGCATCAGATATATCTTTTGCTTTCCATTTCTTATGTACTAATAATGGTTTTAAACCTGTTTTAAAGCTTATTTTACGAAGATATTTAATTCCAGCTGTATCTCTATCAAAACATATTAAAATGTGTTTAAAACGCTTCTTAAGGTTATCTAGAACATCATCTGGAATAAATGTAGATTCTGATGCTGGAGAAATAGCAGATATACCCATTTCATACAAACACATAACATCTTTTAGTGATTTAGTAATTATGAGTAGATTATCAGTTTTAGGCAACTGTTTAAATCCTTGTATATCATACTGTCCTAAATTATTTCTCCATTTAGTATATTTATCTGCTAAAGGTCTGTATATTTTAAAGTTATTATAAACTTTATAAGCATACATGGGATTTTCTTTTTTATAAATCCCTTTTACTATACCATTGCAGAGATAATATTTAATACTATTTACATTAAATTTCTTTAGTGTGTTAATACAGATATTAAATTGCGACCAGTAATTGATGTCTTCAGCTGTAAAATCTTGCCGAACTACACCAATTACTGTTTCTGTTGACGCTATATATTGCTTAGAGCTAACGAGTTTAGTGTCGCTAGTAATTTTAAGTTTATTTACTATGTCTAGCAATATATCATTATAATTAGTTATTCCAGTATATAATGATACAAACTTTATAACATTACCGCAATCACCTGTTCCATGGTCTTTAAAAAGTAGTTGTTTTGTACGCTTAGAGTAGAATATACCAAATGAAGGATTTTTATCCTTCCTAAATGGACTATTATAAATCATACCTACTTTAAATTGACCTAAATAATGAGCATATATATCATACTCCGTTACTCTAGATAATATCCAATCTAAAGTAATATCGCTAAGTTTAGCTTTTTCTTTATCGTACATATGCTTTCTGATTTTGTTTGTCTAAGTAAAAGGACTCGAACCTTTTGATGTAGCCTTATTCTACAGTTACTTAGTAATAACGTGTGCCTAAAATTAGGCACACTTATCAATTCCTAAAAACGAGGCTATTGCTAGCTTACGTAAATATTATTTTTTTCTAAATTCTAGTTTAGAAAGGTAGATCGTCTTCTTGCTTACTTAAAGCATCTTCTGCTTCTGCTGGAGATGACATGGTAGCTTGTAACGGATCTACCTGCTTTTCTGCATCTGCTTCAATAGGTTTAGTAAATTGGTCAATACCTAAAGCTACAATAGCAGAACTTTGTCCTTCTGGAAGTTCCATTGGTTCAATGAATGTATATGCTGAGTATCCAGGTAAAGTAGTATAACCACTTCTGTTATACACTACTTTAACACGTAATAAAGTATCTTTATTTGCATTATTCAACATATCTACGATAAATTGAGCAAATTCTTCAAATGAAGATCCAGTAAAGTTAATTTCTTCATCTTTATAGAAACACCAAAGAATTTGTAACATACGCTTAAACTGTCGATTTTCAGCTTGTTGTAAGTCTTCGTCTGTTACTACATATTGTCCTTTCTTAGGTTTCCATTCAGTGTGTTTCAAAGTAGCTCCATCTTTTTCAAAAGTAATCTCCAAAAAGGTTAATCCTGTAGGACTTACTTCAGTACGAGCTGATTTTAATTTTACATTTTCTTGAATACCTGCGCCAATATATTTAATATCTTTTGTTTCAATGCTTTTTGCTAATTCCTTGTTATACATAACTTTCTAATTTTTAAGCTGCTAAATAAATTTTATCCCAATACGTTTTAATGTTATTGTTTTCATCACTGTCAGCAATAACAATTTTTTGTCCTCTTAAATGAGGAGCTCTAGCTTCCCTTACAGAGTTATCTCCACCTTCAAACGAAATAATAGTTTCATTCTTTTTACGATAGACATAACCTACTGCATCAGCTTCACCACAGACAATATCTCCTAGTCTTCCAACTAAGTCTATAGCCATTTCAGTTAATTCTTCTCCTTCTTTATTAATCATTTTATCTTTAGTATGGCCAACAAGAATAAAGTTATCGCATAAGTCTTTAAACATATTAATAACCTTTTTAACTGCTTCTCTTAGATATAGATATCCAGAACCATTAGGTAATTGTCTAACATCAGTTCCAGTATATGTCTTTCCCATTGGAGTTTGCCTATAAAGTGTAGCTGCATACGGCAGACATATTTCCTCTAATCTAGTAGCATTATCAATAGCTATATACTTATAAGGATTTGTGCCTGTTTCTTTAATCTTAGCTCTAATTGCATTAGCAATTTCTCCAAGATCTGCTACACTTCTAGCTTGTATAGATAGAGCTTCAAGAAATTCAGAACCGCCTTCTAAGTCTATTATTAGACAGTTGTCTAATGTAGATAATAAAGTAGTCTTTCCTGATTTTGGTTTACCAAAAATAATTAAAAATCTAGGATTTTGTACTTTTGGTTTATTTTTTTCTGTAGGTAGTACTAACATATTTTTATTATTAGTACTTTACTTAGCAATGATATTATTCTGATATTTTATGATAGTATAAGTAAAGCAAGGTTTATTATGCTGCAATATTAATATTAATGTTAATAATAACATTATTAATAGTTTCTTTTTGTTTTTCACTTAAGTTCTTAGGTAAAATATAATAATTACCACATTTAGGAACATAAGTATTACCAACTTGAACAAAGTTTTGATAGAAACGAACAGGTACACCAAGCCATTTAAAATCATAACCTTTGTCAAAGTTACCATTTACTGATTTAGCATAGTCATCAAGTTTCTTCATAGCTATATCAAACTGATCAAGAAGATTATATTTTTCATACTTATAGACACTATTGAATGGACAGGTATAGCATGGCATATCTGTGCAAGGACATGCCCAAGATGATGGACGTAGCGCAGATACGTGATATTTAGGAGAGATACCAAATGCAATATAGTCATTAGGACCTGCATATTGCATACTAGTTTGTTCATTTTTAGGACCATCTATACCATCCATAGTTAAGTATGGATATTTATTAGCAATTGTATTAATCAAGAAATTCTTCAATTCACCTGTTTTATCGTATTTCTTTTCCGGAAGTTCAATCAAAAATTGTTTCATAATTTCAGCCTTTAAATTTTTTTAAAAATAACTTTTTCTTTATTTACTTCTGTGTTTGTTTCAATCAAGTTACCATATTTTAGTTCATTATCAAATGCTAATATGCAAGGTTCTCCAGCATCTCTTACTTTTAAGAAATGTAGATATACTTTATTTTTTACAGGTAAACGATTGACACCATAAATTGCTAATCCCAGCAATTCTGGTCTCGATAATGCCATAACAAAGTCACTAGCTTGAAATATAGCATCAGAAGCTGCTAAGTCACTCCTCATCGGATAATGACTACTTGGATTATTAAGTCTATCAGGTTGTTCAATATTTCGATTCATCTGTGAAATCTGTATTATACTAGTAAAAGATAACTTTTTCATTCGTATAAACATTTTCTGTAAATCTACTATTGTACCTCTTTCACTGTCTCCTTCGACAAGAAGAGTGTGATCTAATATTACAATTAACCACTTGTCTTTTGCAATATTATCGTGAAAGTATTTTATAGTTTCTTCTATCTTTTCTACACTGCAAGGAGTATCTACATAATATATTGGATACTTCTTAATAGATTCTACTGTAGTTTTTACTTTAGTAAAATCCTCATCAGATAAATCTGCTTCAGCGCTATATAACTCTGAAGTTGTTTTTCGTAACTTATTACTTAGTTTTCTACCTATTTGTCGATAGCTAAGCATTTCGAAACTAAAACTGAGAATAACTATATCCTGATTAGAATTAAGGTCAATTAAATCAGTTTCTAATGTATTAGCAAATGCTGATTTACCAGAACCAGAACCTCCTGCTATTGTTAATATCATATTCGGTTCGATTCCACCACATGTAACTCTATTGAATTTACTCCAACGAGTTTTTAGTGGTACTATAGTATGGTTTTTTCTATTTTCTATATATTTAACAGATTCATCTGCTACTTGAGAAATAGTTTTAAATAATATTGGCTCCATAAGCTGTTTCATTATTCATATCTTGTTCCATACTAAATTGCATTTCTTCTTCAGTAACTTCCCACTCTCGTTGAGTGAGCCATTTCCACATTGTTTTCATATATCCTATTTTACCAGTTATCATCTTATTATCAATTTCAAACTGAAGGCATTTGATTAAATGTTCATGCATTGCTCTAGATTTTCCGACAATCCTATTGTATTCCTTTCTACATTTGTTAATATTAGAACGTAGGAATCCTTTAGTACCATCAGGTCTAGTAACATACACTGGAAATACTTCATAGAATTCATCAAACCAAGATTTATCTTGTTTAAGATGTTTTCTTGTATCTTCTGAAATACTATAAATTTTACTATCACCAGAAGTTATAACTGTGATAATGTTACTGTCGACTAACTCTTGAATTTCGTTCTCACTAATTCGGCTGAGAAATTGGTGAATGTCTTGATTATTACTTTGATTTTCATTCAAAACAAGAGTTAGAAATACTAATTGATTAATTGACATTTCTCCATAAATGTCGAATAACGATGTATCTAATTCTAGTATCATAATATAGTTTTATTTTTATGAGCTAGCTGATATCATCTGAAAATATTTGTTAAAATAAGCTCAACTGTTTAGGTTCAAGCTCTTCTATTATCTTAAGGCACTCTTTTAAATAGTACCGATAATTAATCTTTCTTTCTTCTATAGGTTTATTGTCAAATTTGTTTAATATAGTAACTCCAGATGCAGTAAGTAGATTAGTATAATCTACTCTAGTACCTTTGGTTATAGTCTTTGGACTGTAAGGTAATATCTGTTCTACATCAGAATTATAATAAAATTGACTTAGATCTGTAGTTATTATACTTTCTCCTGTTTTGAGGCATACAATATATTGCGGTATCTCGACGTCTCTGTTTACTATTTTACATTTATATAGATAAGGACCATTAGTAGATGCATAGAATCTATTGATTCTTTGTATCAGTTCTCCATTATATTCTACAGAGAATTTCTTATCTACTTTCTGGTAAGTAAGAAACTTATTAATATCTTTACAATTATAAATAGTATCTCTTACTGGTATATTATCAACAAAATAATCTCTAATTGCTTCAGGAATTATTTTAGGGGACATACCTTTGCCGAGTAATACTCTAGTAATAAACATACCTTTTTCTTTTATATAATCATCTTTAATTGCATCTAAAGATGTATAAGGTTTGCCTTTTTTATTTAAAGCTTTTTCAGGATTTGTTTTAAATAGTTTCTTCATTTCCTGATATCCTTCAGATACTGCTATATAATCATTGATAGCATACTGATACATAGCTTCAAAACGGTCTTCTTCTAATACAAGTTTAGTTTGTTGTTCCCAACTTCTACATATTTCTTGTACCTTACTATAAGAATCTTTTTTAAGTAATACAAATAGACCATCTGTATTAGCTTGTACTATTCTGCAACCTATATCTGTTAACGATTCGGCTAACATGAGTAATAGTAACTGTCCATTTATTCTAATCTGCATAACTGCGAATGGACTATAACAAAAGTTATGTTCATTTTGTAAGTTACCACTTAATCCATTTAAAGCTAATTTTAAGGTTTCGTTTTTAACTTTATTACCTGCATGTTTAGCTTCAATTCGTTCGTTCTTAATCTGTGAATATACTTCTAAGAACTCTGGACCTAAATGTTTAGGATAAAACTTATATTCTATTAGCATACTGGGATACAAAGACTGGACGTCGATGTCTATTAACATTTCATCTTCCTTAGGAATAATTATTTCTGGGTTATTTACAGAATGTATTCCTCCAACTCCTACTGAATATCTTAAACCTCTAAATACAAACTTATTTTCATATCCTTTTCTTCCTGGAGAAACTATTTGTTTCTTCATATCGGATAATACATTTTTTAGTATAGGATCTCTATATTCAATAAAAGGCAATATTACTTCATTTAGTGCTATAACATCTGCTGGACTTCTTAAATCTTTAATATCCCACCAAGTTAAACCTGTTTTTTCGAGATACTTTTGAGTCAAGATTTTCATACCAATATTTACACCATCTTTACTTAATACTCTTACTCCATATTCATCTTCAATTGCTATTCTTAATTCAACTTTATCTTTACACTTATTTAATAATGTTTCAGTTGAATCCACATCATTTATATTATATTCAATCATTTCATCAATTAAGTCTGCATCTAGAGGTTTTGTCCAATCGTGAGCAAACTCTAATACATTTTTATATTGCATTGTTACTTGTATTTCTTTTAGACCTACACGTAACTTTTGAGAATATAACATAGTAAGAATATCAAATGTTTCAAAATTAACAGCATATTTCCACTTTTTCCAAGCAGATATATCGTTATTAGAAGTGGTTATAATTTTACTTAGGTTATATAAACTATCACAAATTCTTAGATAATTCATATTAATCATTTTATCGTAATAACTTATTATATAATTTATAATAGCATTATCATAATGAAGATTATTATACCCAGCAAATATTTTATTAGTATTAAATTGTATATCTGTAGTATATATATCATTCCAATTATAAGAATTATTTCTTATAGTATAGAAGAAATCTACAAGTTGTCTTAACTCATTTTTTCTACATGATATTTCAAATTTATAATATTGTCCAGTTTCTGTATTTTTAGCAGTACAATGAAACACATTTTGGAAGACTTCGATATCATATACATATACTATCTTTCCTCTTATCTTCATAAAATATAGTTTTATAGTGATTCTATTGCGATTCGAACGCAAAACCTACACTTTAGAAGAGTGTTGCTCTATCCAATTGAGCTATAGAATCAAGTGAGGCATTAAAATTTATGCCTCGTATAAATTATTTTAAACTGCTTCTGCTGTATAATAATCAGGATACAAATTCTTAAGTTCTTTAAGTTTTATTTCATAATCCTTTGATGAAGCAGTCCATCCAGTACATATTCGCAATAGTTGATCTGTAGCATTATCGTAAATATTAATACTAATAAAATCTTCTATTTTATCTACTAATTTAGCAGACAATGCAGTTAATGAATCATGCAAGTATGCTAAAGTTTTATTAGAATAATTCTTAACAAATACTACTGGTTTATGTTCTGAGTTAAATTTTCTGAACTCTAAACGATACTTAAATCTAGCTAGTTTCTTTTCTCGTATCGCTTTTATCAGTTTTTGTATTTTAGTTTCATGTGCAGATTCTTCTGCTGCATGTTTTAAATAGTTATTAGCTTTACCGTATTCTTCACTGTTCGAGACTAAATCTTTACGCCATAAACTAAATTCTCGGCTATCTAATTTACTGAGTTTTAGTAATTTAGCAGAATCTCTTCTTTTCTTATTTTCAGATTGAATATTCATTTTATCAGCCTCATTTATAGCTGATTTTAAATATCGGATATCTTTTACTTTTGATATATTATTTTTAACAGTAAAAGAAATATCTTTTAGCGTTGGATGTTTTCTTATAGTTCTACTATAGGATTTATCTCCAGCGTTAAAGTTAATAGTATAAGTAATTTTCTGATTAGCCAATGCAGCTTTTGCAGCTTTAGCTACAGGACTCCATTCAAAAACAATATCTGTCTTTGCTCCTTTACTTGGATTAGGTTTTGTAGTAACTATTTTAATTTTCTTATTAATAGTTTCTTCTTCTATTTCGTATAATTCTTCCAATTTCTTATTTTTCTCTATCAAGGCATTTATCTTGCGATTACGATTTTCTGAATATCGTTTCATCTTTGCCTCATATCTTTCTAGAGGAGTTTTTACTGCTTTTTCCTGAATTACAAAATATTTTTCACCTGTTTCTTTATTTCTTTTATTTAATTTGATAGTATATTTTTCCATATTGATTACGAATTTTAATTAATAAAAAAGTAGTTAGTAAGTAATGTACCTACTAACTACTAAAAATAAACACACAACAATAAAAACAACTAAGCTGCCAAGCTTAAAGGAGCGATAGTATCATCAAACTCCGTTTCGTTATTAAACTTTTCAAGTTTATTATTCAATTCAATTATTTGCAAATCTAGTTCTTTAATGCGTGCAAATTTCCAGTTAGAAGTAAAAATCTCTGTACGATTCAAATTCTTTTTACCTTTCTTTGCCTTAAGAACTGGATTTAATGTTCGAAAACTATTTGAACTAATTTTATTACGAATTTCTTTTAGTTCACATAGACGAAAAATGTCTAACTGATTACAATCTTTCGGTAGATCACTTAGTTTCTTAAGCCCCATATTAATAGCAAGTAACTTAAGCTTAATTAATGCACGCTTTTCAGCAAGCATTTTAATTTCTTCAAATAAAACTTTTAGGTCATATTTACGCATATAGTTTTTATTTACTACATTTTCTGCATAAATGATATCCCAATATTGTTTTAACTGATATGATATATTGTTACGTTCTTCTATAAAATTCTTTGATTTCTTTGTCATATATTTTGAGTTTTAATTGATTAGTACTAAAGTTATATAACATATTAGAAATCGTTTACCTGTGCCGTGGTATCCATATTGAAATGGCAGCATAGTTCTTATTCTCCTAGCTTTCCAGTTATTCCCTATCAGTTACGGTAGGATTATTACCACGATAATAATAACTAGAGACCCATCATCTCTAGCTATTAGAAATTATTTTTGTTTGACTTTCGTCGAATTTTCAATCTAAGGTTTAAAGTTCCATCAACATATACTTAAATTAAAAATTGGTTTATAAAGAAATATTATGGTTTCCGTACTAGTATTTCCACATCTCCTATTACTTCACCACTATTTAATATAACAGATGCCCGTTTCTGAGAAAAAGCAATTGTTTCAAGACCTTCATTTTTTCTAGTAGGTCTAGAACTAGACATATTTATATATTGGCTAGTATATTCTCCATCCATATTACCGCCATATCTTAGAACATCAAAAAGCATATCAATTACATATTCGTAGTTATTATTCCGAACAGCTTTATCCATAAAGTCCTTAGTCATTCCATCAAACACAGGATTAGAATAATTACCATTTGGAACTGATATAACATCCATAATTGTTAATGCTAAATCACGAAAACTTATATCTTTATAGTCACTAAACCATAAGCATAACCATTTAAATCGCCGTCTTTTAGTATAGAAACGAACTGATCCATCATCATGAATTTCTATACTACCAACAACCTTATCACCCATCGTGATATGTTTATAGACATACTTATTATTTAGTATAAAACGCAATAAGTCTTTATGAACTTCACTAATTTTTACTTCTGTGTTGTTCATTTTTTATTTATATTAAAGTCCATATTGACGATAATATTCATCACAGCTCTGCTGCTGACCTTTAATAAGTTCTTTAAGCATAGTCATCTGTGCTAAGAAATCATTAGCAAGTGCCTCTGCCTTCTCTGCTTCCTGTTTGTTACGGAAGTTAGCTTCATCTGTCAATCGTTTCCGATCGGCAAAGAATAGCGGAGTCTGATTATTCTTAGCTCGAACACATGCTTCTTCAATTGCCGAATTATCTGTTGCTTCTGCAAAGAATTTCGGTTCTTGAACAATTTTAGCCCGTAATTCTGGCTTTTCGTTGAACTCAATGAAAATCTCATCATTAATAACAAGAAGTCGTTGAGATGACACAAGAACAGTGTTAACCATATATTTCAATAGTGGTTCTACTAACCGTGGATGTTGATTAGTAAGTTCCTTCTCACGATGAGAAAGATCAACATTGTCAACTTGCAAATAACAGATAGTCTTACCTAAAAGGCTACCCATATTACTTACTACCTTACGAGCATCCCGTAAGCGTGCTTCAATTTTCTGTTCGTTTCCTTGATTATAATTATTTTCCATTTTGATAAATTTTTTATTTAATTGCAGAACCCATCGTTCCTAAGTAACACACTAGCAGTTCTCTTAATTCAGTATAATTAATAGGCATCTTATATCCTATCGCTTTTAAAAAGCTTAGAAATAATTATAGTAAATCTCTAATTCAATAGATACTATACGTGTTACCAATTATAAAAATCTGACACAGTATGATAAAACTCGACATTTAATTCTTATTTACCTTCACTGATACTATTCTGATAACTTCTGCAATTAAGGTTATTTGAAATTATTTGTTAATTCTCTGATATTTATTATCGTAGTTATATTCTAGAGCTCTTGGTAGAGGTGCATACAACAGGGACTCTAATGGTAAGAGATATATACCCCGTAAGATAATTGGTTTAGCTGATTGTTTAAAGAGCCTAACAGTAAATACCTAAAAACGTGCTCTACTCATTTTTATCCATTCGTCAGTTGAGTGCTGGGTTTCCGATACTGTATATTATATCTACCGAGACAGGGTAGACCTTTTGTCGACATCAGCGCTGCCGGTTTTGTTATGAGCTGTTTATGTTTCAAAACACCCACTCTATAGCCTTGTATTACTCACAGGCTGCGTGTACTTACGACTTTGTTCTTATCCTGCACATAATTCTAGGATTTCCACCTATCATCCCTTAATGGAGGGAATCAGTGTCACTTTACATATATTGTTGCGCAATATACTTTAAGTGGTTCTAGTGTTAGCAATTATATTGTACAGTCGAGGGTGGCTCGATATAGCTTTTAACTATACACTATACTACCATTGGACTTCCTCATTGCTTTAGTTAAACATGTTAATAATCTCATAAAAGAACCCTTACATATTAGACTTACTATCTACATTTAGTGTCAGTAAAGTGTAGCTGCTAAAATGGGGAATGCACAGATTATACTCCGATCTGCTTCGTCCTCTAGGTTAAAATATTTCACGACTTTCCTTACTGGTTGTAAGGCTCAATGTTTTTAAATATACAACGTTATCTCAATGTTGCCAACTCGAATTTGATCAGGGAGTTATTTCTCCACTAGCTTTAGATTTTCTGTTTATACTAATCACTTCCAATCTATGATATAGAGTTTTCTGGCTCTTCATCCCATATCTACTTTATTTCCTAGTGCAAAGCACTTTAGGTTTATACTCATCTAAGTAGCAACTGAGTTTAATTATAATATTACTTAGTCCACACAATCCCATTAAACTGAGAATTATTTCTTGCAAAATACTTTAATTATACTTCCGATTAGTTATATAAATATAACATTACATATAGGCTTTACACCTAATCCAGTTAATCTATATTATATCCATCTTACTTACAACGTAAGTTCTATATAATGATCATAGCTACTCAGCCAAAAAGGCATGTAATTTACTACTCACTTATCGTATAATTAAATAGTGCTATAATATTTATAATTCTACCTTCATACATACTGCTTTAAACATTCTTTCTTTAATGCACACTTCCAATTTAAGCTTTCCAAAGGCACGTGTCAGTATGGAACACTATAGTAGTATTTTTAGTAACTTTATAGCTACAAGGAAGATTTGGAGTCTACCTAGAATGCTTAACGATTCTATAAATATATCTACTAAAGTTTGGAGCTTTAGTACTTTCTTTATCCTCGCACTTTGCGAGTTTGCAACTCGTGTAAGGTAACATTCCCTTTTGATATTCAGTTTGATAACTGGTATTCGAATGTATTAACGATACCTGGCATTGTTTAACTTCATAAATCTGCTGATTTAATCGTTGCGTCTTTAGTCACCAATCGGTTCTCACTGAGGATGTGCCACGCTCTTCCTCTTTCTCGTCATTTCTTCAGTCTTAAACAGTAAATTCGACATGATCAAGTTATTATACCTTCGTTCACTCAATAATAGTGGTAGCTATTATTCCAGCCTCTAGTATTATGTACTGTTAATGCTTACTTTACTCAATTTCAGCATTCCTCTTCCTATTTGAATAGGAGCGTTTAGGCGAAGCAATTACGTTGCTAACGAATGCAGTTTATAGCTCTTATTTCGCGCTTTGCTGCTCTAGTTGCGCGTCAGTTTTATCTTCACTGATAATATTCACCTTACATGTATTAAGGTCTAGAAATCCGACATAGTTAGTTCCTTTTACTAAGTCTATTGTTTTATGTTTAATATCATACGAAGATATAAACGGAATAGGGTCAAATACATCTGCATCAAAACCTTCTAATTTCTTAGATAATTCTTCAACTCTGTATTCTAACTTCTTAATAAGTAAACTAGATTGATTAAGTATCTCATTAATCTGTTTGTTAAATTCATGAGATACTTTACCATCTTCTATGACAATTCTAGTAGCAGAAGAAGCTTTAGACAACTCTATTCTGCTATTCTTTAAATTGCGAATAACTTCTGAAGTACGAAGCATGTGTTGAACGACTAGTCTATTTCTCGTCATCTTCATTATTATTCCAAATTAAAGGTTCTACATTATTTCGTATAATTACCTTGTTCTCCAATACAAGAGGAGCAACACGATATGGCGCAGGTCGATTATCCACTACGACAGGCTTCTCAACTATACGCTCAATATACTTTTTAATTGTTCGTATACTATCTTTCTTAACAATATTTACATTAGCAGTAGCTGTACCTTCTACTGTAACTTCTTCATTCTTAAGATCGATTTTAATAGTAGATGGCAAGATTGTTTCAATAGGTCTTGGAACATCTACATAACGAGGGACAGGAGCCAGTTCTGCTTTTGGTGCAGTTTGTTTAAGTGCATCATAGCTAACAAAGCTTCCGAAAGTTAAGATACCTAGTATCATTAACATATTAATACGGTTATTCATATTTGATTATGCTTTAGAGTAAGCAGATTCGTCAATGTAATTTGCTAATCGTTTTACAGGATCTTTATACAATCCAGCTATTTCAGTAAGTTTCTTTTGAACTAGCTGAGTAGAATCTCCTAGATTATACATATTATTAATTACAGAGAAAATCTTATCTCCCTTAATTTTATTTACAAAGTCTTTATTGTACTTACCTTCAATCATTCCTTCAATAGTTACTGGAATATTTTCTTCTTTGTTAGCAATCTTTTTGATTATTTCATCAGTAGACGATTTGCTTAGCATATCGTTAAAGATTGTAACAGAAGCGTCTGCTCCAGTCTTTTCTGTAGCAAATTCTTCAGCACTGTTAGCAAGCATTACTTTAATAAAATCCGCAATCTGTTGTTCGTTATATCCTAGACCTTCAAAGTCTTTATACAACAAACTGTGTGCAATATATGGAGAGTTATTTCCAATCAAAGCACCAGATGCTTTACTCATTAAACCTTTCAAACAAAGTGTTTTTGTTTGATTAAACTTACTATACATTAGAGCCAAAGTAGTAGTAGGATTATCAGATTTAACTTCAAACGCTTTATTTGCCCATTCAATAGCATCTTTAACATTCAAAGCCATCCGTTGTGTAGCATTAATTTTAGTACCTTCTGCAATATTACTACGACTTAGAATTCCTCTAAGAGCGTTAAGCTTTTCTTCTTCAGTTAGCTTAGGATCTGCTTCAGGTATTTCAAACTTAGTTGCTTTAGCATCTGCTTTAGCAGCTTTTTTTACATCTTCAGGTACTGATTCAAATTCAAGATTTAGTTGCTTTCCGTCTTTAGTAGGTAAAGCTTTAACATCTACTCCGTACATATTTAAGAATTGATTCTTAATCTGTGGATATACGTCTTTAGTTATAGTAATACCCTTAAGAATAGATTTACCTTCTTGTTCTAGTTGCATCGCATATAACAAACACAACTGACACAATCCTCCACTATATACTTCTTTCATTGCGGCAACTTGTTCGCGAGGTAAGTCTTCGTCAGTGTCAATATAAGTTTTACGGATTAGTGACAACAATTCTACTTGATGATTTTCATCAATACGTTCCTTGTTTGCAATCATAGCTACTCCACGTGTAATATCAATAGGTGGTTGTTTTTCGGTCTTTTCCTTGTTGATATCTACAGTCTCTGGAATAATAGTTTCAACTTTTTCTTCCTTTTTCTTTTCTTCCTTCTTCTGAGATTTCTCAGGTTCAGGCTTTTTATCTTCTTTTTTACCTCCTTCTTTTTCTGGTTTTACACTAGCCTTAGTTTCCTCTGGCTTCTTCTCTGTTTTCTTTTCTTCTTTTGAAGTATTTTTAACTTCCTCTTTTAGTTTTTCTACAGGTTTCTTTTCCTGTTCTTTGGGTTTATTACTTGGTTGAACTTCTTCTTTCTTTTCAACCTTTTCAGTCTCTTTTTCCTTTACTGGTTCTTCTACTTTTACAGTATTAACCTTATTTTCTTTAATCTTTGCTGCTAAATTAGATTTGTTTTCTTTTCCTTTATTACGTTTTGACATTTTGATATGTTTACGACAGTCCTTTCTGCCCTTTAAGTTAAAAATAAATTAATAATTTAATGGTTTAAAAACTTGATAGTAGAAGCATTTTCAACTATCGTTAACAATCTCTGGTAGGTTTAACACTTTATTAGGTGCGCCTATTGATTTAGCTACAATGTCACTCTCCATTTCCTTACCCATTACCTTGTATGTAGCTTTATTTTCTATTTCCTGGTAATTATTACTAGGAATAGTAAATAAAACATAAGATAATGTGGGATTAGGAGTTGTAGCTTTATCTACTACGGCTTTCTCAGGCTTACTATTATCATCACTATTAGTGATAAAATAGTATCCTGCACCTAATAACAAACCTAATGCTAATGTAGTTAGCATTCTTGTACAAGCATCAATTCTTTGTTCAGTTTTCATTACTCTAGATATAATGAAAATGATGATGATTGCAAGCAACAAATAAATTATCGTTGACATGATTTGTTAGGTATTAGTAAATATTTGCTATTTTTTGTTTTAATCGTTGTCTTGCTTTATTTAAATCTGATTTAACTTTAGATTCTGGTAAAGCAAATTTTTCAGATATCTCATTATAAGATAGACCTTCTATTCGAGCGTTTATTAAATCTCTATATTTCTTTCTAAGTGTTAGAATTGCTTGTTCAACTATTTTTACTTTTTCTTGTAAAACTAATTGTTCTTCAGGACTTTTTTCAATATTTTCTAATTGAATAGTATTATCTTCATCATCCATATAGTTATTTAATTGCTCTTTTTTATTTCTTCTTATATAATCTATTGAGCTGTTAACAGCAATAGTCTTTAACCACATTTCAAATGAAATATGTTCTACATAAGAATCTAATTTTTGATAAGCTTTAGTAAATACTACAGATACTAAATCATCAGCTACATCTGTATTTTTTACTATATTATAAATAGTAAACCAAATATTTGATTTATATAATTTATAAAGCTTAGTAAAGGCACTTTCTGAACCTTGTTTAGCCTGTTCTACTAAAGTGATTACTTCTTGTGTCATAGGCATAAATATTAGTGAGCTATAGTCTACCCAACGACTATAGCCCTGAGTCTAAAATGGTAAAGTTGATATATAATATCTACTACATTCAGCAAATCTAAAGTTAAACAAAAGAAGTATATGATTTCCCCAGTATATTTTAGCAATCTCTGGTATTTGTAATTTATCTATCATATTTATTACAATTCTAAGTTTTACTCTAGATGTGCTTTCTGTAATAGTAAATCCTTTATCATTTATTAGACAATCTACAATAGGTTGGAATATAGTTCTATTTGCATATCTAGCTAATTCTACTACTTCTTTACTTCTATGAATAGTAAAATCTAAAGGATAGATATGTGGATCATCTTCTATGTTATAATACTTATCGTTAAGATATTTTTCACATATAGGATTATAATTGAACATATATTCATAAGGTAGATTTTTGTTAATAGTATCTAAAACTTCGATAAGCATACTACTAAATATAATTAAGAAATTTCTTAATTTTATTTTCTAAGATATTTGATGCTTGCCCAACATCAATCTTATACTCTTTACAAATTGTAATAATGAATTTGTTGTCACATTCTGCTGTTCCATACATTTCCATATACGCTTTGTATTTTTCTGTGAGTTCTTTGATTTCCTCATCTGTTACTACTTCACACTTTTTAAAAGTACGAGTACCAATTCCTAATAAACTATTAACAGCACTGGTTACAGTTAATTTATCAAATGTATATTGGTCGGGATTTTGAACAATATGTTGTATTTCAATAGAATTTTCACCTAATTCTTTTACTCTTCCAGTATTAAAGAATTCGTTCATTGAAATACCTTTTAAAATTTTGATAAATGGAGCCTCACCTACTGCTTTAATAATTATGTTCTGGCTAGGTCCCTGAGCCATCCATACTCCTTCTTTTAATGCCATAGTTACTTACTTTTTGATTTGTAAAACTTTTGTGAAATTTGATATGCCATTGTTAAATCAATGCCATATTTTGTTATTAACTTTTGTCTAAAGTCATCTATATCTTCAGACTGTTCTCCTAGTTTAATGACTTCATCTTTTAAACCTGGCTTATTAAATTTAATCCAAGTCACAGTTTCAAATAATTTTTCCATTAATTACTGACAGTTATATTCATAGTTTGATACTTGTTCTTGAATATTACTCCAAAAACTTAGTCCTTCTTCTAAACTAAGTGATACACATATTGCTTGAATAGAATATGTTGTGTACAAACGATTTATCATATTGATAGCTTCCTTATAATGATATTTATCTTTTAAGTTATTAGGTATATATTTTTGATATACTTGTTTAGTAAAGCTACAATAACATTTATTACGTTTCATAATAGTACGCCATGATTCTGGCATTCTATCTTTACAAGCTTGTCTAATACTTTTTTCCATAAGTTTTAAATCGTTGAATTGTTTATCAATCTGACATGCCATATTTGGTGTCCTTCTATTGTTTGATTCCAACTGAATGTTCCAGCAAATTTATGAGCTCTTCTATTATGTATAAATGCAGTTAAATCTGCTTTATTTTTTTGCTCTTTAAGATGTATTCTGATTTTTCTGTGTCTTCCTCTATTTGCCATAAATGTTACTTTTATAATAATTTTTAATCACTTTTACAATATTATCAAACTCTTTCTTATTATCAAATATATTACAAAAAGTATAATCATTTTTATTAAGAAATATTGGATGGAAATATGCACAGTAAAATGTTTTAAATATTCTACTTCCTTTAATAGGTAATATATTATCTAATGTTAGATCACTAGTTAAAGGTACTATCCAAGCTATATTTAGTTCCTTATCTATAGTATAGACTATTCCATAGTGATAACAAGGACCTATTTTAGCTCGCAATATATCATATTTTTGTATTGGTATATTTTCTCGACATTGTCCTAATATTTCATTAGGCAATATTATGTCAGATTTAGTTAAGGCTTTGTCTTCTGAACTAGCAACCTGTGGATAATAATCTAATAATATTTTAAACGCATCCTTTATTTTTTCAGTATTATTATTACTAAGTTTAGCAGAAATCTTGCACCTTAATGTATTTAGGAAGTTTTCTTTGTCTCTTTCTGTCTGTTTTGATAATATTTCAGTTACATTCATTTTGATTTAATTTTTTAATTTTAAACAGTATGTGAGGTAGGATTCGAACCTACACTCTCAGTATTGTCTACCTGTGTCTACCAATTGCACGACTCACACCATTAAGTTCTAATATTTTACAGGGTCGAGAGCTTACAACAACATCTAACCTATTTATTACACACGGGGAACGATGTGGCTTTTTACGACATTAGCTTAGCCGTTGACTTATCGTATTACGCTGCAATACGAGTATAGTCTGTTATAAAAGAGTTGTCATTTCTGACGTTTATTGACCTATTCATTTTCATCCTCGCTGTCAAAACCATGATGCCCCTGGTGCGCTGTTTTTTTGTTTTCGCTAGAACATACCGCCAGAAACTAGCGCTGTATACAGTGCGCGTGTGGAGCATGAGGGAGTCGAACCCTCGTCCAAACGATTCATCCAATGACCTAACAGTCAATATAGTAGTATATAGTTAAATCAATAACTATATACTTAAATATGAATAAACTGTAGGTAAGTATAGTAAAATAATAATCAGAAATATATCTATTAATATATAGAAGTAGATAGTCTGCATATTTCACAGGATTTACTCTATTCTAGTAATAGTATCAATTATTTTTTACTATAGGCTCTAGGCTCGCTTACTCTACAGTTTTAAATAGGCTTTGATTGCATATATAGTATAGCAAGTGCTCACGCAGAACGGACTCGATTGAACTATAGGCATAAAGCTCTCTATATATATACAATTTGATTTTGTGTACTGTTTATCGTCATAAGACTATTCATAGTATAAAACTGCAACAGTTTTATACCCTCGTGGCTTATAGCTCTTGAGTTTAGAACGATCTTTAGGCTCATGATCAGTGGCACATTTTTTACCCAGCAAAATGGGTCAAGCCTCTATTGCTTGCTGTTAATTCAGCTGTGTATAACATCTTGCATCAAAAGATGACTTATCATGTTCTATGTACAGATTTGTCATAAAGACTTCTTCTTGGGTTGTCGATTAATAACGCCAAGCGTCATCACCGTAAATATCACGTTTGCTCTTATCGATAGCTTTAGAACGATTATCTTCAGCTTTTTCTACAGCTTCGTCATAAGCAACGTAATCACCAGATTCTTCAAATGCAGTTTTTGCAGCACT